TCAACCTGTCAACGTATGCCCACACCCATCTTTGGCGACAACGGGTGAAATCTTTTCGTTCACTAGTACGAATTAACACTGGATCTTTAACTGGCACTCTGTCCTCCGCTTGAAAAAGAATCTAATGATTCTATACTTTCACTCATAAAGTAATCCTCGAAACTTGGACGTTGATGCCCAAACTTTTCGGCAAGTCGATCACAATGAGAACAGATAGGTCTTCTTGGATCAAAAGTTCCTGTCACAACATTTCCACATAGAGTACGTTCTTCTCCAGGAATCCTCCAGTGGGTATATCTACGCTTATTTTCTCTTGTGGGCATTGGGTCTCCCCACTCAAACTAGGCTCAATTTTGAACCTATTTCTTCTATGATTCACGAAGGATTCTACTCTGGGATCAATGCGATGAGCACGAACAAAAGACTAAACACAGCAGCGACCAACAGCGGCCATGCTCGCACCCATGTTGATTCTACTGCCAATGACCCGATGCTCATACCAAAGATCACCGAGCAAAACAATGCTGCAATAACCTCGCCCCAATACATCTTTCGTTTCGACATCTCAACCTCTTTCATTCTATTTTCACGAATATCATCTCTTGTTCTCTCGCTCGGCCCCAGATTTCGTGTGATGTTGCGACGCCACGCAACGAGTGAAGCACTCGCCTCTTCCACAGTCACCCCGGACGCCCGTGCCATGAGGGCTACGGCCTCGCGGTGGTTCTGTTCCAGTGTGCTCTCTGCGTTCATGTAGTCCCCGTCGCGTGTTGTCTCACTCACCGCACACCCCCTCGCGGCCCACGACCTCGCCATAGCCTTGATTGGCGATAGCGAAGTCGATGAAGTCGGCGTTGCCGAAGCAACGAACCAACACAGTGTCGCCGTCCCACGAACCGTCAACGCACGCGGCCCCCAACTGCTGCATCGTCTTGTCGAGCGCGGCCGGGTTCCCTGTCCGCACCCTCAGGTCGACCACGTCGCTCACCGTGTTTCCTCCTCTGTGTGTTCTGAGTCCTCCAACACGCGAAGCGCTTCGAGGGCCGCTTCCTGCGACGTAGTTCGGGCCAGCACCTCGTCGCCCCGGATGACCCACCACTCCCACCGGCTGGCGCTCGCCATCTCGTTCACGTTGTGCGAACGGACACGCGCCTGGTAGACGCGTGCGGCTTCCAGCTCCACGCTCACGACTCGCCCCCTCTGAGTCCACCGTCATTGTCAACCAGCAAAGACACACGCCTGCGGACGCGAACGAGGCGCGCGCCGCCGCACAAGTGGCGCTCCACCAACGCTGTCAACTCCTCAGTCATGTCAGGCCACCAGACCCGATATCCGGCACGCGGCCTTGACCGGTAGTTCCGCATCGCGTCGAATGGGACGAGCGTCAGCCGGAATCCTGCGCCCTCGTCTGCCACCCTGAGGTACACCCCACCGCGGGGTAGGGCGCGGAACCCGAGACGCGCAGCGCGCAGGCGCGCCCCGAGCGTTTCGTGTGATTCGGGTGTCAACTCCACGCTCACGGCGCGCCACCATCGGCGGGTGCGGGCATCACGACGATCTCCTCGCGGTCACGCAGAGTCCACGTCTCCTTGATCAGCGTCACGGGCTCTTCGGTGTCTGTGAGCCATTCGAGGTTCGTGACGAAGGCGAACTCGTCGAACACGTGCTCTCCGTTGGCCATTCTGTATGTGGTGAACTCGGCCTCCGCGCTCACGACTCCTCCCCACCACGCTCGGACGGTTCCCCCTCAACCACGACGTACTGAACGGCTGCCGACCGACGCACTTGCACTTCGATGATCTCAGCAGGGCCGTCGGCCTTTCTCTGTATGTCTCTAACGATCTCATCGAAAGACTTCCCCCACTCGGACCACCCGCTGCGTGTCTTCACAAAACGCCGGATTTCAGTCATCTCGATCCTTCCCACCACGCTCAATACACCCAGCATCGCGGGCGCACTGACCTCGGCAGACATCCCACTTCACCCCATATATATCCACGGCGCATGTCTCCGTTGTGATGGCAGCGAAGCAGATGCAGCACATCAGTCCTGGGTACAGCGGCATCGGGGAATTCACGACTCCTCCCCACCGCGCGCCGCACGAAGAACGGCGAGCGCCACTTCTTCATCGACGGCGGTGTGCTCCAACGCGGACACCAAGGCCGACGTTGAGCGTTCGATGACTTCGGGGGACTCCTCGTACTCGCGAATCGCGGCCTCGATGTCGTGTGCCAACTCCAGCGGCATGTCGTCGTGCCGTTGTTGTGTGATCTCAGCGATCACTTCTTCGCGTGTCATGGTGTCGGCTCCTCCAGCCACGTGATCGGCTTCCCAAGCGCCCTGGCGTGCTCGATCTCGCTGCGAGTAGAGTCTCCGACATAGCCGTCGACATTCAGAACATGAACTCGGTCGGCTAGGTCTATTTTTCGCTTGTGAAGTTCGTCCAACATGACCTTTTCTACTGAGGCGTGACCAACACCTTCTCCATGCCCGTGCTCGGCAGAAGCGTGTGGATAGAATCCTACCGAGAGCACGATCTTGCCTGCCATAGTAAGTTCATAGTTGGCTTTCTGAAAAGCATCAAAAAACCTAGTTGACCCACAAAGCACGACAATCTCTGGAAAATCCATTTCTATCTCCTAACTATGATAGAATGTTGAGCGAGGCCGGGCTCCCTGGGGCCAGGAAGGACCGACTGGGGGTTGGTCCGAACCCGACCTCGCTCTGAATAAAAGCATACCGCATTGCCTCCCATCACACAACAATCTGGAAATCTATTATTATTGTGTTTCATGTGCGAGCGCGTGAGGGAGATAATGCACCACTCTCTCATGGTTCATCCATCTCGTTTTGCGCCAAGTCTCGTCTCGCCTCGCGCGTATGAAACACAATAATAATGGACTTCTAAAAAGAAGAAATATTCTTTTCGTCTTCTGCTAAAACTCTTTGAATGGCATCAACGTCAGTAATATCAATAAGCTCATAGTATGCCACTTTTCCACCAGAATACAAAACTGTACCAACTGATCTTTCCTTCGGGCCAAGGTCTCTTTCACTCTGATCAACAAAAACTGCCCTGAGTGAATATGCTTTTCCTAGTTTCCTTTCTTTTTGGAAAAATGCATTGGCGACATCGCTCGCACAAATGGCAATCGTCCAAACCTTAGGCCATGCAAAAGAAACGATTGCTCCATTTGGAAGTTTAACTTCTGCAAGTATCATATGGTCAATTCTCATGCGGATCCCGCCTCCCCCTCCTTTTGTCGCTCCTTCTCCTCTAAGAATTTCTGTTCTATTTCTTCCTCAGTTATAACTCCAAGTTCAATCATCTTTGCAATGAGATGTCCGATATTTGTGAATTTTACGTAAAACTGACGATAGTCCATCTCAAAATGCAACCCAAGACTTTCAAGAATAGGCAGGATTCTTTCAGCCTCTTGGACTTGCCATTGTATTTCGTCTTTACGCCATCTTTTTTCAGAGAATAACTTAACTCTTGCTTTAACGTCAGAAACATGAACTCCACACGCTCCGACAGAAACCTTATTGGTAATAAGATCTGGGTCTAGTTCAAACCGTTCAATGATTTTGTTTGTGCATCTCCTGCCAGAAGACTTGATCTCTCCGCACAATCCCTTCTTCTGAAAGTCGACAAAGGTTGCCCTTCCCCACTCACTTTCAAGAATATCATTGAGAAGATTTTCGTCAATCCCCGGTTGCACGGAGCCCCTCGCCTCTAAAGTCTAGAATTCTTTTATTGATATTGTCTTTCTCGGTTACTCTGCGATGAATATATTCTTCTATCGTACCCTTAGTTCTGATGTAATAACAGGTAACTTGATGAATCTTACTACCACGGTGTGCTCTATCTTCTGCCTGTTCTTGGTGGTCTGGAACCCATGTTTCATCCAGGAAGATTACGGTATCAGCGTTGTCAAGCGTGATGCTCACGCCGCCAGCGGTGGTGTTGAGAATCCCAACCTGAGGCCTATCTACTTTCTCAGACTGGAATATTGCCTGTGCTTCACCACGCTTTCTGCCAGTAACTTCTCCGGTAATCTTCATAGTTCTTACATGCTTATTTTTGAGCCACTGTTCAACCATATTGACAACCTGGGTGAACTGGCTAAAAATCAGAGCCTGGGCATTCTCATCGACGTTGTCCCCAAGAATACCTTTCTCAAGAAGAAGTTCTTCAAGAGCATCTAGTTTACAAGATTCCTCAGTTGGGAATGGCTTGGCATAGGGTGGATCATCCACTGGCTCAATTCTCTGAACAGCAATAGCAAATTGCTTCAAACGAGTATATTCTGCAAGAATCCCGTTCGCTGTCAGTTGTAGTTCATCAATTCGAATCTCAGCGTCGGCAGCAAAGGCTTCGTATTGTTTGCTTTGCTTCGGACCCATGGACACCCATAGGTCAATGTGATCCTTAGGAGGAAGCCATGGAAGAACAGTTGCCTTTTCTCTCCTGATCATACATTGACCAAGAAACTCATAGAATTCATCTTCACGCTCTTTGCGAACATCACCGATCTTTTTTCCCCAATGATTAGAATCAATCACCAACCATTGTTCTGCAAATGCCCACCTGGAAGTATATTGTTCTGGATGACCAAACTTCAACACACCGAATAGTTTGATTGGCTTTCCTTGAATTGGAGTCCCAGACATTGCAACTTTCTTTTGTGCTTTGAGCTCGAACAACCCACGAGCCGTAAGGGTGTCTGGATTTCCAAGACCGAACTGATGAAACTCATCTAGAACAATATAGTTCCAGTCTATTTCATGAATCTCTGGATGTTTCAGCCACAACTGCCGCTTACCCGTTGGTTCTCCACTAACGGGATCAAGTTCCTTAATTTGCTGATATTGAACAGTTGCCGGATTTACCACAAACCAAAAAGGTTCTCCATCTTTGACGTATTCTAAAGCAGCATCAATTGCTTCTTGTCTGCGTTCTTTTCCTCCAGAGCATAGAATAATATCTTGATACTGCCATCTAGAGAGTTCTGTGACCCATGTTGCTTCCAGTGAAGTAACCGGGGCGATCACGAGTTTTGGCCCGTTTTCTATTCCCATTTCGAATGGGGTGGCGATTGCCTCTAGGGTTTTCCCGAGCCCAGGTTGATTTGAGTTGATTGCAAACTCAGCGTGTGCCATGAAAGCAACATCAGCGGTTTGGTATGAGGCCTCTTTTGAGGAGAACGTCTCTTCAAGCTCTTCCTCTGGCATTGCTTTACCGATCGGACCAACATGGAGCGCACGATAAAGTTCTGGAAGAGCATCAGGAAGAACTATTAGTTCCACATTCTCTGCGTGAGCAATCTCTCTTAGTTTTGTTCTTGTTTCTGCTTTTCTCATCGCCCACTTTTTGAGTGCCAGGTCCGGAACAAATGCTTTTCCAAAAGCCTTTCTAAGATCCTTCCCAATACTAAGTTCTAACGGTAGCCTCCAAAGTGGCCCGCCCTTTGCCGCATTGACGAATCTTGCTCCTGGAATTGTTTTGATGGTGAAAACAAGATATGGATCATACTCAAAACGAACGTCGATAGTTTTTCCAGAAGGACCAATCGTGGCCTCGAGTTTGATCACGTCTTCCTCGATCATGAACTTGATCCCTAATAAGAAGACATTCGTTTATTTGTTTCTCTAAACTTCTCCAAGGCACACTCTGGAAGAGAACACCTGTCTGCTTCTATCATGAATCTAATAGACTCTTCCCGCGTGCCTTTGGCACTAAATCTACCGCACGTACATTGTGCCATGAACCCCCACTTAGGTTTTCCATTCTCATCTGTTAGATATGGTCCAGACGTAAGACACAACAAGTGTCCCAAAGCCACCGAGTTCCGTACAGCATCCATCCTTCGCATATGTGAGAATGGAGGATCTTCTTCGAACCAGCCAGAGCCTTTGGTTCTTATGAACTTTATATCTCCGAACACTTGGACGTGACCAAAGTCAAAAAGTGGCTTCCTCAAAATCATATATCCTTTACTTTAAGTTCTTTCATGCTGCATACTTCTTTCTAGACCTTCTCTTATTACCAAGACGAACATAACGCTTTCTACAATCACTTTTTGTGATCGGACCCTTTGCCTTGTAGTTCTTTGGCTGGATATAGGTACGCCAAAGAAGTTCCCCGGTGTCACGGGAAACAACGTCAAGGCGATACATCGTACAGTCGGAACAGAACCACCAAAAGTGGGTTCCAAACTGGAGACGTGGTGGATTAGCAGGACCTGAAGAGTCGTCCCAACTGTGATGAAATCCACGACACTTCAGAAATTCTACTGGATAGTCTACCACTGATCTTTCCATTTTTTCTATCTCCTTGTTCATTTAGCGTGTAAGGCCTCGGGAACTTTACGGGTAAGCCTAGCGCCACCCTCCGGTTCCCGAGGCCTTACGCTGGCCCCTGGGACGCCCTTTGGACGTCACCGCCCGGCCAAACCGGCACGCTACTCTACTTCCATTATCGTTCCTGTTGCAATAGTTCTGGTGCCACCAGTTGCTCGGTCTTGAAATACAAGTTCCCCTCTTTCCCTGGAAAACCTGAGGACCTTGCCAACCTTCACGGTCTGCACCACGCCGGTTCTTCTTCCTTTGAACTTTATTATCTTGTTCTCGTAATCCGAGGCTTAGGCAGCCTCCTTCTTTGAAGTCTTCTTCGTGGACTTCTTGGCCTTCATTGCCTTGGTAGCCTTCGTGGCTTTCTTGGCAGGAGCCTTTCCGGAAGCCTTCTTGACCGTCTTTGAAGCCTTTGCAGTCTTCTTTGCAGCCTTCTTCGTTGACTTCGCGGCCTTTGCAGGCGCTTCGCCTTCCGGGTAGCGACCGCCCTTGCCAACCCGACTGCCACGAGCAGACTCGTTCGTAACCTCTTCGAAAGCCTTTCGGCAATAGCCTTCAGACTTGCCGGATCGGGCGGAGAGCACACCCCATGACAAACCTTCCTGACGACCCTTAGCAATCTTTCGCTTCAGGTCGTCTTCAGTCTTTCCAGTGATTCGCTCACTTGAAGAAACTGTGGCCTGGTCGTACAGGAACATGCACTTACCCTGGGGAAGATCAACTGCCTCTGCAATATCAGCCCAGGTACTTTCCTTGTTGCGAAGAGAGACGATCTTATCAATCGTCTTCTGATCTGTTGCCATTCTTCCATCATCTCCTTTGGTTCTACTCCCCGGTTTGGGGTGCGTCGTCATACTAGCGGATTGAGTCGTCGTTGACTAGTTTCGTTTGGTTCATTCTCCGTTCGTCGCCACATGGTCCGGTGGTGGAGAACCATCTTTTTCATCCAAGAGATAGTAGGCGCCGTCAGTGTCAAGGAACCAGACATCCCACTCTAACTCTCCAAATCTAACCTTTCTCTCAATACAGAATTGTACCCCTAGATAAAGACTTGGGAAGTCAACGGCTACTGCCCTTACTTCTTCCTCGGTGTCGCCCACCTGATAAACGTCCCATTCTCCCCAGGGTCCAGACTTATGGACAAGAACGAAATCTCCAGGCTTTGGTTTCTTGGTCTCAAGAGACTTCTCAAAAGACACCCACGCTTCTCTCATAGCAAGATTGGTGTGGTATTCCCAAAAATGCTCTGCCCCCTCCTTCTCTACCAGAATAATAGAGCCTCCCTCTTTGTCTTCTTCGATCCAAAGCCCGGCCCAACCAGAACCAAGTTTCCCGACCTGATCATTTGGAGGTTTCCTGTTTATCATTGGAGTGAACTGAGGAAAATCTGTGTCGTATTGATATGGCCGCTTATCCTGGTCCTTATTATTCTGGTCTGTCTTCTTCCCACTCATGATCTTCTGGACACACCACCACGCGAGAGCTATTGAAATACTGGACCAGGCAAAGAACTTTCTTTTCACATTCTTCACAGTATAGTTCCTCTTCTTTCTCTGCGAAAGGTCCGAATATATCTTCATTCCCCGTTACTCCTGGAGGAAGGTTGCTCATTATGACCCTCATTTCACAAGAAGGTACAGGAGATACGAAACCAATACCCACACCATGACACCACAAAGAATTCCTATCATGCAACCCCTAGCGGGGTCAAGTGGATCTTCACGCAACACTACCTCCTCCTGCTCCTCTTACGAAACTCATCAACAACAATTAGAATAACAATTCCAACACACAATACATACCAAAATAACTCGGACTCTAATAAGTTCATCTATTTCTTCCGTTTCCGGTAGTTCTTGCTTGGATAAAAAACTGCGAAAACATAGTAGTGTTCAAGCCCATTGTCATCAGTATCAACCGCATGAACAGCATCCCAGGTGCCATCCATCTTTTTCTGAACTTTCATTAGAATCCCACGACGAAGGTCACTTGCTGCCTGAATCGCTGATCTGGATATTTGGGACACCGGCCAAGGTGTTCTCATCCACTCTTCAGGACTTTCATAACAATCAACTAGGAACCTCGTCCATTTCCCGGTATGCCCCCATTTCTTTCTGAACATAGTTTCTTCAGGAGGAGACCTCTTGATCGCTGGAACATGCTTCATCTTTTCCCCTCTGGGTGAGCAAAGACAACCCAAACTCCACAAAGGAATGCTAGAAGCAATGAGTTGAGCATTACAGCACCAATCAAAGCCCCTAATGAAAGAAGCAACCACCAAGATTTCATCACCCTAGTTCCCTTCTCGGAGCCATCCTCGTTTGTCCAAGGTCAGCCCTGGACCCGGCGCCCACTCCTTGATTGAATGCTGCGCCATCCATCTTATATTTCGAGATCGCTGCCGTACGAAGGTTCGGGAAAGCATCCTGGAACGCTTGGTTCACAGCGTTAGCGGCGTCGTATAGAACAATATCCATCGGTCCATGGTCGGACTCTTGCTGCTTCCTGATCAACGACAGTCTGCGATTTATCTCACTTACGAAGCCGAGAGCAAAGTTCTTTGAATACGTTCCCGGGGCCGTATACATCCTTGACTTTTCATGACGCTTGCAGAAGTTCGTATAGATCCCGGTGTATCGAACGCCGTGCCGACGCTCCCAGGGAGTATCAGGGCAGAGCAACGCATGGATCCTCTGCCATTTCATTCCTGCTTCCTTCATAATGACGAGGTTGTCTTCAAAGGAGAGGTTTGGGTCAGGCTTTGGTTCAAGTTTGGTTGCCATCTGAACTCGGAGACTAGTGAAGAGCATCTCAACATAGTCCAGGTCTGATTCATAACCAACGACTGTTGAAGTCAGTTCGCGGTCTTTGAACCTCCTGTCTAAACCATGGAATACAATTCTGCACCTTGAGTGAAGTGAAATGGCAGCAAGAAGATCAGCAAGTTGTTCTCTGATCACGGAGTTTGGCCCGCATACATGAACAATACGCTTTCCAGGCTTACGTCGCTCATGAACCGGACGTGCCTGGTCAAGTTCATGTTCCTGAATGGCCCAGGCCAACATCATGTCGTCGGCCTTCTGCCTCAAGGCGTCCGCTTCCTCCGGGAAAGAAGTTGCGTCTGCCTTGTCTAGAAGGGCTTGCACCTTTCTAAGAACATCGCCTCTTTCCACTTCTACCTCCTATAGTAGCCTACCAAGACATTATCTCATAGAAGCACGTTCTGACAACGCTCTGACAACGCTCTCTAGTTCTATACATGGCGGGTTGGGTCAGGAAGACTAAGCACTGAGTTGTTTCCAGGACCAAAAATCTGGATGAACATGAACGGTGGTGAAGACCCGGTAGAATCAACAGCAATGAAAAATTCCAATGAGAACCCGGCCAACCCCAACGGGGCTGTCAGCAAGAAGTCCAATACAAGGGCCGCTCGCAACCTATTCACAACAAGTTCCCTTCTAGAAGTGGGGGAGAGGGCCGAAACCCCCTCCCCCGTTCCCGACAGGAGGTAGCGTGTCGGGGATCTATTCGAACGGATCCTTATTGGTCGTTGCCGCTGCCTTAGCCTTCCGGACCGTCTTTGTAGTTTTCGTAGCCTTCTTCGCCCTTCCAGCCTTGACCACGCCAGTAGCCTTGGCCGCTGCACGAGTTCCACCGGGGGTCTTCTTGACCCCGTCTTCAGTGATCTCGGCAACATCATCAGGCAGAGTAGGCGCTACCGAAAGAACGTGACCCTTCGTCACACCCTTTGCGATTCTGACACCGCTCCGACGACGAACTCCGTTGTAGAGCCGAGGCTCGTCCCCATACCAGCGCCCACCACGACCGATCCTCAAGCCTTGACTTCTCTTGCCTGTGAACTCCTGGTACATGGATCGGATCTTGGACTCTGAGAACTCAAGATATCCGAACTTAACACTGATCAGCCCCCACGAATCTCCCTCTTCACGCAACTTCCTGACCGTAGCAGGAGTTCTGTTCGCCTGGGAAACTCGCTGTGACTGAGGAAGTTCGGCATCCGTGATGTAAAGCCAAGCCTGAGAATAGTTCAGACCTGTCTCCTCAAGAATTTCCTTCATCTTGGCGCCCTTCTGGTGGAGCGCCAACGCCTTCTTGAGAACAGACTCTTCAGGTGCCTTCATATTTCCTCCTACCTCCTATTGGGAAGTATTATTTTGGAAGATGGGGGCGGGATCCAAAACGGGATTCCATCACCCGCCCCCACCTTCCGCTCTCCGGGCCGGTGGCAGCCCGATACCGGACACCCTACTCCGACCACTATGTTCACGCAACCTTCACGAGACTTTGATATTACCGCTCTGGTCCTTCACGATAGTTCCGTAGAACTTCCTGTTTGTGTAGGGGTCTGGACCAACGAAGTTGACCTTTGTCCCCTCAGGCATCTCGCTGATGGGGCCGTCGTATTCTCCACCATGAAGTGAGGTTCCCTCTGCGAAAACACGAGATGGATCGGTCGCAATCTCCTCCTTCACCTGCTTCTTAGATCTTGGCCGTCCAACACCACGAATCTTGATGCCCTGCACTATGACCTCTCCTTCTTCTTGCTCTTATCTTTCTTCTTCTTGTTCTTCTTTTCCTTTTCCTTTTTCAGTCCACGAACCCTTCTTGCGATCTCGTTTGCTACCTGTTCTGGACTCCTAGTCCTGGGTGTTCCGACAATAACCTCGAACGCTTGTATTGCAATGGGGTCTCCGATATTCAGAGCCTCTTGAGGGATCTCAGGGCCCTCAGGGCCAGGCCAAGGCTTGTCTGGAAACTCCGGGGGATCGTCTACGTGTGATCTTCCCATTCTATCTACTCCTCCATTTGTTTGTATTTCTCATTGTATTGAAGAATGTTCTTAACGATAGCGAATACAGCTCCGAACAAGAACGATCCAAGAACTAACGTAGCAACCGGCGTATTAAGGAATGATCTAATCATCAGAAATCCCCGCAACCTTCGTGCCGTGGACACGAACAAGCCGGAGACCCTTTTTCAGATCTCCGGCAAGTCGTTCTGCAATCAGTTTTTCCATCTCTTCTGCAGAAGGGTACTCCTTCTTGAACTCAAGTTTGATGTGGGTGTAGTAGTCAACGATCATGCCTTGCCTCGCTTGACCTGGTTGAGATGGATGCTAAACGCAGCAAGAGCATCCTTCTCACTACCCGCCTTGTCCTCCCACCTTCCACAAATGCATCGCACACGAAGATCGTTTCCAGCGGAAGGTCTGAAGCCTGCACGTCCCAGCGGGTTCTCTTCACGGATTCTCATCTCATGCTTCATCGGTACTTCCTCTTCAGAAGAATCGGGGTGGGTGGCACCCCAGCCCTCCACTCGCCGATCATCTTGGTGGTTCCGTTCGCCAAGACCAACATCTCCTTACCAAGGACATCCGGCACGTATTGTGTCGCCATGATCTCTGGCACTGAGAACGAATTTGCAATCTTGACCCTGGCGGCGTGGACTCCGATCATGCAGTCCTTCAAGAAATCCAACATGCTACCTCCTTCCGGTTAGAGAACTCTTAGAGAACTCTGTGCTGCCCGCACCCGTTCGGTGAGTAGGGATCACCTATGGGATGTACCCTAGCGTCAACAACTACGCCCCAGAGGGAGACGAGCAGCACACAGTTCTCCAATGTCAATGAGTGAAGGGGCCTGCGAGCGTTGGCACCCTTCTAGCCCTTCTTCTGTTATGGGGATACTACCCATGAATTCACAGGGTTGGCTCCGGGTAAACTGAATCCGACTAGTCGCCGGGTTCGATCGTGACCTTGAGCGTCGTGGGGTTCCCGAGGGTTTCCAGCGTGGGCTTGAGGACGTACAGCGTGCCAACCACGGCACGCTCGCCATCCTTCACACCTTGTTCCTGGAACCTACGGGTACCCTTCGTCTCACGCTCCAGAGCAAACTCCAGCGTGACCTTCTTCGGTGCCATTTCTGCTACCTTCCTGTCGGTTGAGTTCTTGCCGGGTGGCGACGGTTCTGTGGTGGGGGCACTTCCCCGCCGCCGCCCGACACCACCACCCTACGCCGTGGCGTAGGTTCTGACAACTTTCCTTTGAGTTCTGGACACTAGCGAAGAATTCCAGCGGTCTGTACGTACCATTCCTCTTCGTTCCCGGGACTGGCTACCTGCGCTTCCTGCGCGTGGTTTTCTGCATCTCCCCTGTTTTGATATGCGGCAATAACAGAGAACTTTTCTGAACAGTGACCAGGCCGAGCAGACCCGTCTCTAGATTTTCTCATCACGATAAAGATTTCCACTTTATTCCTTTCATTCTATTTTGGCTGATGCTTCCTCTGAATTCCGTCTTCTTCCGTATATACGTACGAACAGTCTTCGTCTCCGTAGAAATGTTCCTTGTAGTGTCTTCGGCATGTTAGTTCTATGCAAGTTTTACGAGTGGTGACGATCTTTTCTTCCTGCGATTGTTCATTTGGTTGCTGATCTGGTTTCAACTGGCTACCTCCCGTCGAACACAATAGTACGCCAAGGCATACATTTCTTGCAATGCTCAGGCGTTCATGACTTCGCTCAGGGGGCGAACAACAGCATTCACACACACGATCGCATGGTCATCGCTCGTGGCGGGAGATTCCTTGCCACTGATCAATCCGTTCAGTAGATCACACACTCGGTTAATTCCACTATCGGGTAAACATTCTGCGGGAAGAGTGAGGACAAGAACATACTGAGTGAATTCACTGGCGTCATTCTCGAACGAAACCCCAGGGCCAAACTGAATTCCATACTCTGTTCCGCCATAGGGGTCCTCCTGATCCTGCTTGGTACACCAATCTACCGCTTCTCCAAGAGTATCGAATCTTGGATCTTTGTCTTCCGGATCTTCAAGTTCGTCTGAACTTGCGAACTCCATGCTTACAACGTATCTTGATCCGTCTCTTCTGATAAGCCAGAAGTTATCGGCGCTCATGTTCATACTACCTTTCTCTGGGGGAAAATCACATTAGAAACCCTCCACCCGAACTCAGCCCACCGCTCTGCGGATGGTGTGTGCAAGCCGATTAGTTTGATTGTTCTTCTCTTTCTGCTTTTCAGGGTTTGCAACCCAGACCGGGGCGGAGAATACGGGATCTTGAGGGCGTCCCCTTCCAGAGCAGGCCAACATTGGTCGAAACAAAGCATCTCGGTTGGGAATGGTCCTTCTCCTTCAACGATGAATCCGAAAAGTCCGAAAAGTCCGAAAAGTTCCATCAATCAACTCTCCAACCAGCGTCGTAGATTGCCTCGAAGTCCATGAACTTCATTGGCTTGCCGAAATCGTACTTGAAGAATCCTCCAGGAACTAGTGGGTAGATCGTTGGTGCTACTTCACCGTCGATCTCAGCCAAACACCCAAAATTCGATTCCTCCATCGGCGATCGCTTCATGCAGAGGATCGGCCACCGAGGCCATCTCCACGGACTTGTCATCATTGAAACTTCACGCTGCAATTCCTCCATTGCTTTCATTCTGTCTCCTGTCTGATCACTACTTGGTCCTGGAATCGAAGGAAAAAGATTTCACCATCAAGGTTAATGCCGACAAGTTGGCAGGATGGAAAGTTCTCGTTTCCATAACCAACCATACTGATCTCGCACACCCTCTTCCAGTCAGACGTGAAGGATTTGTCGAATAAACCCTTGTCTATTCGAACAATGTCACCAGCCCTGAGATCACACGCTGGGATATGAAGTAGACGTGTTGCCATGATGCGTCCCTATGGATCGATGATATAAACTTCTCTTTCCAACGAATGTGCATAGCGAACCGTAGACCACGTTCCACTTCTAAGTCTTTCTGGTCCGTCTGGCATGGCGATTATAGCCTCGGACTCACGAACGACCTCTTTGTTTCTGACCAAGAACGGCTTTGGAGGCCTGTCTTCATCAAAGTCACAGAACGCCCTGCCTGCGGGTTCCATTGGGGGATGACGAATAATATAAAGGCCGCATTGCCTGGCGATACGGTGAGCCTGAGCATCAGCGCCTACACAGTCTCCGTGATGAAACTTCTCAAGTTCGTCTAGCCCTATCAGTTTGAGAAGCAAAGCCTGTAGTCGCTTCATTTGGTCTGGAGAACGGTCTGTTCTTGATCCTGTGAAACCTATTGCCCTCATGGAAACAACCTACCACGCCGCCCTGAATTCACGCACGGTTCTTTCACAGCACTCCACAGACTTTCCTCTGGAAAGAATGTCAATGATCTTCGAGAGGTAGTTACCTGCCAACTTCATCTCTTCGTTCTGGTCTCCAATGAAAGACTTCACGTGTTCACAAGACCCTTTCACGTCTGCCATCCTGGCGGAGATGGCAACACCATCGCTGATGTTACGAATGTAAAGTTCTGAGATCAAGTCTGCATTCAGGTAAATGTCGTTGTCGTTCTTGCGATACACCTTAAGGAATTGCATTCCTACCTCCTATTTTATTTCATTGGTGTGAAAAAGCGGGGGCACTTCTCTGTAGTATTCAGTCAAAGATTCTTCTCCAAGATCTCTGACCAGGGCTTCTTCGAAGCAGTAGTCACAAAGCCCTTCTTTGTGACTAGTCGGGTTTCTATGGTGCTCAACCCAGAAATCAATTTCTTCCTGGGCCTCTTCATCAACCATTTCTACCTCGGTTCTCTTAAGTCTTGGTACGCCCAGGTTCCATATAGGTCAGGAAACTCATGGGCGTTTCTGACAGAGCCAGACCAAGCATCGGTCATCGCATACCACCATAGTTCACAGTCGTCTCTATCTAGCGTCCAGTTCCTGCTCAACGGTATACATTCACAACTGTATCGGCACATCCCAGAAAAAAAACTAGGCGCCGCAGACTCTAACATTTCGTAGACGGCAATGCGATCACTGAGGATTCTTTCCTCTAGAAGTTCCTTTTCTATCTTTTCAACAATGTCAACTTTCATGTTATGTGTCCTAGATCCTTATCAGTCAGGGCGATCTGCGATGGCGGCGAGAACGTCTCCGTGGCAGGCAAGCGGGTGACAGAAGCAACCCAGCCGCTGCCCACGAAGAGTTCCTACGGCATCCATGAGTTCTGGGTTTGCGAACAAGTGGCGGCGGTACTTCTCTATCACTTCGGCCCTGGTCCCATCTTGCCCAATTCTGAACGGGTTCCCCCATCGGCTCCCTCGGCCGATGTATACATCGTAGTCATCGGTTGTTCGAATGTTTACAACAGTCGTCTTCATAAGGTTCACTTTGCCCCTGGGTTGAGAAGACCGGGTGTAAATCGTTTCCATGGTGTCACTCATGGCATCAATGTTCTGCAAGGCTCACTTCTACGAAGAGGCAGTCAATTCTCTCTCCATGCGGCCCTCTGTGAGCCACGAAGAACTGTTTGATCATCTCTTCAATTCTACTTTCTGTCGGCAGTTCCCATCCTTCCTGAGAACTTAGGGTCAACTGAACATTGTAGTTAGAGGTTTCCATTGTGGGCATCTTTCTGCCTCCTGTTCAGTGGTGGTTGAGAAGGTCGGTGTAAATCTGTTCCATGGTGTAATTCATGATATCAAGGTGACCGTGAAGCCATGCTGGCTCCAGGTAAATCTCTTCACGAACTCCATCTGGATCTTCCAGGTACAGGTTGTTCGGAGGGTCAAACCGAAGGAAGAAATGCCCGTACTTGTCGAAGAAGATCCAACTGCCATCGCCCATGAGACCGAAGGGCAGTTCCAGAAGGTAGTTGGGGTCTTCCTGATTGATGTGGGCCTGGATCCTCTGGTTCATCGATGGCGGGTTCGGAGTGATGGGCTGGTGCTTCTTTTTGTGGAACACCTTGATCATTCTGTTACCCCCTGTGCGAACGGACGTGATCGGCGAATGCGGTCATTCCTCTACCTTCTGTGTCTCTTCGTCGTAGGGCTCGTCGTAGTACGGATCACACGCATCCATCGGGCAAGGTTGCCCAAGGGGAACTTCCGCATTACGGTGCCATTCTAAATGAGCTTCTGCTGGCGTAGCCAGGCGGTCGCCTTCCATGAGTTCACGCACGGCCTCGGCAGCCCAACGGTCTTGAAGGTCTTCCCAACCGTCCACTTCTACCTCCGGGGGCTATTTGGGAACAGTACGCCCCAACCGAAATCAGTGTACCACTAAGAAATGATTTCAAGCAAGTCCGAATTCCTTTATATGAACGGGATCGAAAATGGTGAACAGGCCCCACCACCCTTCCTTCGTTCGCAAAAGTAAGGACCCCTCCCCTCATTTCATCTTCGGATCGACCCTTCAATTGATTCTAAGTTCATAAGGCTCATGAAAGAACGACCGAAGAGATGAAGCACTGATCGAATGAACAACAGAACCAATGAGCATTTGATTCTAAGCGTTCTTCCTTTCGCATAGTTCAGTGCTTCATTAGTTCGCACGTTCTATGCATCGGTAGTTCATGGGTTCTACGGTTCGGATGGGTACAATGGAAAGGGCGGCACCCAGCCGAAGCCGAGCACCGCCCTTCCCGCCCTAGGAGGTAGGGCCACGTGGAACCCTACCTCCCTGGTGAACTACCACCCACCCACGTACCCCAGGTTCGTCAGGATGTGCCTCACACGCCCTTCACGGACGTGCAGTTTCATGGCGATCCCCTCCGGGCTGTGCCCGGTGTTCCACAGGGCGACCACCTTCTCCTCCACAGTGGGCTGGGCATACAAGCCTTTCGGGCCTAAAGGCGTGTTCTTGAGCCGCATATGCAATGTTCTTGCTTCTTCGTACGAGTTGGCGATGATCGTATCCACCGATACCCTCTCGTAAGCCAAGACCGAAGGTGTGTTGGTTCCCACCATCGTCACTGGTAGTAACGAAATGCGGGAATGCACCATGCAGTCACGATCCACCCGGAACGCCACGGGGCGTCCCTCTTCGTCGGGCACCGTGCCGACGGTGCCACCCATCACATAGACCGCCATGTTCTACCTCCTAGTTCCACCTGGGTAGGTGGTGGAACCACCCCGACCCATGGGCCAGGGTGGAACCATCACCCGCCTAGGCCTTCTTGGCCGTGGCCTTGCGCGTGCGCCGAGGCTTCGGGGGCGTGGTGCCCTGCACCAGCGCCTCCGCCACCACCGGCAGGCGACGGGGGTTCTCGTCGCCCGTGGGCACCTGCTCCAGCACCGGGCGCCCCGGGTCCAGTTCGGTGCCGACCTTCGGGCGGTCCGCACCGCTGTAGAAGCGGGGGTCATCGGCGACGTACCGGCCGCCCCGCCCGATGCGCAACCCCTGCGACGAGATGCCCGTGGCGTTGGCGAAGATTCGCCGCACACGGCTCTCGGGCAGGCGGCACCGCACCGCGATCAAGCCCCACGACTCGTCGGCCGCACGGCGCCGGGCGATGGCCGCAGCCACCACGGTGTCGGGCAACGCCTGACCGTTCTTGTCGTGCGTTGCGATCCGGCCGTTCTCGTCCATGGTCCGGTCCTGGCGGTCCAGCCACATCTGGCTGTAGTTCAGCCCCGTGGCCTCCATGATGGCACCGTTGGAACCCCCGCCCTGCCACATGGCGAACGCCTGGTCCAACGCTTCCTGGGTTGGCTTCTTGGCCATAACTCCTACCTCCTAGGTTCCCGCCCCCGGTATGCCCCGGCGGCGTAAGTAGAGCATACCACCGGGGTAGGTGGGCGCCTAGGGCCGAAAGACCTATACCACGAATCAACTACCAGGGAGTTTGCACACTGAGCCGAGTGTGCCCCCTATTTTCGCCCCTTTCCATTCCATTAGTATTTCCACTTATCGTTGATTCTTTCTACACCAGAGCTCAGCATGACGCACAGCATCACGAATGTGCTCACTCCCGACGACCCACAGCCCCAACGCTCGCAGACGCTCATTCGTCACGGTTGTCTTCGCTTGGCTCGCTGTTTGCATCATGACACCACCAGCGACATCAAACTTCAACATGAACAACGACATCTTCAACATTGCACCGACAGCAACCGGAGCAAGTCCTTCTATCTTCGTCGTACCAACAGGCCCTCCACGCAAACGAAAGTCCTCAACAACGACAACACCACGATTCGAGCCAAAGAAACCTTTAATCTCACGAGAAAGCGTCAAAATGCCTTCAAGACTACCCGCACACTCGAAACCCTTGTCCAACGCAAAATGCCCATTTTTAAGAACTCCAAACGCCACACCTGTCGTCACACCAGGGTCCACACCGACGACCAACATCAAAAACTCCGATCAAAAGTCGGTTCTCTCATGACAATAAAAACTCAATGAAATACCCACATTGAAATACAAAACCCACTATTTACAGGACAAAACACCAATTTACTTCTGAAAACAAGAACCCTATTATTATTGTGTTTCATGCGTGCGAGGCGGACGACTAACGACCGACAAAAATTTTCAACACGGACACTGTATTTATACAGTGGCCCTCGGTTTGTGTCTCTCGCACGCATGAACAACAATAATAAACTACACTACGAGTTCATGACAAAGCCACGTTCTAAGCCACGTTCGAAGCCAACAAACGCACCGCACCATCACATGCCACCGCTCAATGCACGAGAGAAGTTCATTCGAGAACAAGCACGACTCCCATGCATCCTCGCAATGGAAGACGGAAAGATCAAACACGTGAGTATCCTGATGAACTGGCTCTCACGACTTGGCCCCTTTGAATGACCAATGACCAATGACCAATGACCAATGACCAGCATCAACACCACTACGACTAATGTCACCACCATGCATCGACCCATCGAGAACCCATACAACCACTACAGATCCACAAAGGATGGATACACGCTTGATGACCTGAGAAGAGATGCAATAGAAACCGAAGCAATCCTCTCTGACATACGGACGAAACCCGTCACCCCACACGTCTTCAATAATGAAGGTGACGTGATATGGATCCCAATTGGACCGGAAGAAGATTACCGTGCCCAATGAAACATTCTTCAAAAAGAACATCAAGAAACTCGGCATTGATCCAGACGAGATCAAACTACCGAAGGAGTATTACCCGGATACATACGCAAGTCGTTTCAGATTCACGATGGACGTGTTACACGGATCTGCCCCATACCATCTGAATGGGACACCGAAGACAACACGATCCACCAAAACATCTCAAGGAAAGAAACGAGCAACAGAACTTGCAGGGGATGAAGCAAGAGTATACGAACTTTGGAAAGACTCGTTCCTGATAGACCCGTCAACAGACTGCAATGTTTGGATCCGAAGAAAGCAGAAGACCCCAGAGCAAATCGACCTCGCCAACGGGCACCCGAGATTTGGACCTGGGCAACTCGTGATCCCAACGTCTTACGCTCGCCACTTCGCCTATTACCTGAGATACGGAGAGACACCACCGCCAGGACGTAGGATAAAGATGCAAAGAACATGCCACCGCCTGTGTGTGAACCCCAACCACATTGTGAACCCATGCCCAGAGAACCAAAGCCACTGAAAACAACGAAACCCACGAAAACAACCAAAACAACGAAAACAACGAAAACTGTCAAGGCCACGAAAGCAACAAAGGAACCGAAGCGCCCACTGAGGAAAGCCGTCACAGAGCCGTCTCCTCGCAGGAAGCGCCGTGGTGGTCTCGGTTATGACGAAACTGTCCGTCCAGATGGCAGTATCGGATATGCACCCGGACATGAGCCTACTGAAGAGGACCATGCTTTCGAGAAGATTTGTGGTGCAAAGAAGTCAAAGAAGAACACGAGATGTTTCATGCCTGCCGGATGGGGAACGAGCCACGTTGGTCACGGGAACTGCAAGTACCACGGAGGCAACAGCCCAACCGGAGAAGAGCATGGACGTATGGAGTTGGTGAAAGACCGCATGGCGAAGTCAACATACGGTACTCGCATTGATATAGGCCCACACCAGGCACTCATGGAAGAGATCCATCGCACCGCTGGTCACGTCTATTGGCTAGAGCAACAAATTCAACAAATGCAAAGTAGTGAACTTGTTCAAGAAACGGTCAAAGACGGAATGAAGTTGTCTGCCTGGATCGAGATGTACCAGGAAGAACGAAAGATGTTGGTGAATGTCGCAAAGGTTGCGATCTCGGCAGGAGTAGCCGAGCGACAGGTCAAACTTGCTGAAGAGCAAGGCAAGATGATCGCGATGTTGTTCATTAAGTTCATCAACAGCGAGATTTTGAGTCTGAGCCCAGAGCAAAGGCTCATCGCACCAAAGATTGCTCGTGAACTTCTTCTCGAAGCACCACGAGCCCTCCAGTCCGGAGAAGTCATCGATGTAGCGGAGGTCCTCGGTTGAAGGTAAAAGTGAGAGACATCATAGGAGACGAAGAGGTAGAAGTTCCTGACGGAATGTTCACGACAACCTGGATCTTCTTCTGTGAGAACCAACACGTAGAAGACCCAGAGCGAGAGCATTTCGATACCTCAGGTCCCAGGGGGCAGTCATGGGTTCAGAGGAAGGGCTTGGTTGAATGTATGATTACACTGAATGAACTTGAATTTATGAATCAGTTTGACCCAGAGGACTCAGACTAAGCAAAACCCTTTGCAAAACCTCGGCGGGTACTGGTTTATACATCTTCTCAGCGAGACGGGCTATGATCATTTGGTGTGACCGAGGAAGAGATGATCGCCCAATTGCCCAGGATCAAGGGCTGGGCATACCGTAAATGGAAGAACATGGGCGGTAGAGAATCTTCCTTCTGTTTCGAAGACATTTACGAAATATCAATAACTGTTCTTGTTAAACACTTCAACGAGGGAAAAACAGTAGAAGAGTCCAAGATCAACTTCTTCAGAAACTTTATTGACGAGATGAGGTTGACATTCGGAAGAAAAGGAAGTATTCGTGTTGTGGGGAGGCTTAGAACAAATGTTGTAGAACCAGAGCACCATTTCCTTTCAAAAGCATGTCACGTATACTCCCAGGAAACATATGAGAAATTAGAAGATGGTTTGACAAAAGAAAACCTTATGGAAAAGTCTCTTGAGTTGGTTAAGAGAAGATTCTCACAAAAGTATGTAGAAATGTTTTGTCTGAGGTTTTTTGATGGTGAAGCATATCTATCAATCGGGAAGAAGTTTTCAGTGAGCGAGAGCAGGGTGTGCCAAATCGTCGGGGAGATGACAAGATTTTTGAGAGACGCCCCAGAAATGGCCGAGTATGCCTGACCCATTCAGATTTGCCGCTGACCTTCTGTCACCAGACGATGATGGATGGGAACCCCTGCCACACCAAATTCCTCCTCGGGGGAAGTGGTTTGTTTGGATGCTTCTAGGAGGTCGTGGTGCAGGAAAGACAGCAACAGCAGCCCGTCAACTCCACGAGCACGTTCACGGGCCTCCTTGTATCCCTGAGGTCCCTGGCGGTCACTGGCCTGGAATTATTGCTCCTACGCTCGGCGACGGCGTTACTTCGTGTGTCAATGGACCAAGTGGACTCAGAGTTCACTGCAAAGACATCAAAGTGCGGCAGACTGCCGGTGGCACCGTTGCAAGATGGCCGAACGGGGTGGAAGCCAAGATCTTCGGAGCACACACTCCAGAAGACGTTGAGCGACTGAGGTCCGGTGGTAACAGATGTTTCGTTTGGGCTGAGGAACTTGCTGCCTGGAGATACATGGAAGAGTGCTGGCAGCACATGAGATATGGTCTTCGTCTAGGTCCGTGGCCCAGGGTGGTTGTCTCAACGACGCCAAAAGCACTGAAATTGATTCGTGAACTCAAAAAGAGAGCTGCTAAAGAACTAGGAAGTTCTCAGCCATATGTGGTGGTGACCACCGCAACCACCGATGACAACCCGCATCTTGATGCCCGTGTGAAGAAAGATCTTTACGATGACTACGGCGGCACCAGGATGGGTCGTCAGGAACTTTACGCAGAAGTTCTTGAAGACGTTGAGGGCGCTCTCTGGTCACCTTCTGACATCGAGTCTTACAGAATAGCAGTTCTTGAACAGCCGAGAGATTACTTGAGAACAGTCGTTGGCGTGGACCCGGCGGCTAGCGAGGGTGGAAATGAACATGGCATTGTCGTATGTGCCATGATTCCAAAATGGGACTTCTCTAGAATGCCGCTCCCAGAGCGACCCCACCTATTTACTCTGGCTGACTACAGCATTGCAGGGAAGCCGGAGGATTGGTCCAGAAGAGTTGTTCAGGCATACAACGATTATGATGCCAACCTCATTGTTGCCGAAGTAAACAACGGTGGGGATATGGTGGAGTCAACCCTGCGGCAAATTGATGATACATTACCGATCAGAAAAGTCCATGCAAGTCGTGGGAAAGCCAGACGTGCAGAACCAATCAGTTCTATCTTCCAGCAAGGTCGTGGTCATCATGTTGGAATATTCCCAGAACTTGAAGACCAGATGACAATGTGGAATTCTACCGACCCAGATCCATCTTGGTCTCCAGACCGAATGGATGCGATGGTGTGGGCCGCAACCGACCTGATGGGTGCTGGAAATCGGGCCAAGAAGTCAAGAATGAAAGATCGAAGGTTGAGAGGCAGGAGATGAGATGAGCACGCCCCTTGCCACGAGCGTCAATATCGACTCGTGGACATTCTTCGATTACAAGAACATCTTCAATAGAACAGGTGCTCCGTGGCGACCTGGCGGTTGGGTAGGAGACCACGAGCGTAGGCTTCAGGCATATCGACTTCTTGAATCATACTATCGCCTATCGGCCAGAAAATGGCTTGACTCTACGATCTCAGACGACGACCGTAATGATAGAAGAGAATATGGAGACTCTTTCGTTATTGTTGAATCGGTATTGTCCTCTTTGAAGGGGAATAAAGTCAAGGCCATTACAGAAGGCGCTGTTGATCGGGAAAATGAAGAGGGGTCTCCAGAGGTCACTCAGCAAAACCTCATTGAAGAATGGATGAATAAAGAGAGATTTGAAGAAAGAATGACGGAGTGCGAGCGAGACGCTTGCAAACTCGGAGACGGAGTGTATGTTCTCGGGTGGGACGAGAAGAGAAAGCGCCCAAGGCTTCGCGTATATAACCCTGGATTTTATTTCCCTGTTCTATCTGAAGAAGACGAGGAAGACTTCCCGCCAAAGGTTCATATTGCCTGGGAGTTTGAAAGAAAGGTAGGCGAAGAAAAGAAGAAGTATGTTCGCAGGATCACATGGGAACTTCTTAGTTTTCACCCAGAGACATTCGAACCTATTGAACAACGTGTTCCTTGGGAAAGTGAACCAATCAATATCTCTTGTTTCATGAGCGATGGAACTTGGCTGCTAGAGGATGCAAAGGGATTTGTTGAGGAGTTTTCAGAAAAGAATGTGGTATGGAAGGTTCACAATCTAGACCTCGGCCTTGACTTCATCCCGGTTGTTCATATTGCAAATCCCCCAACAAGCAGGGACGAACACTATGGAACATCTGTTCTTGCGCCAGGAATCCAGATCAATGACGACCTAATTTCAACAGACACAGACTTGCAGTCTTCAAGTGCAATTGTTGGAACACCACCCATTTCTCTTGGTGGTAGTTCTGCACCTAGAGACGAAGACGGAAATATTTTGTCGTATGGTCCTGGGTCAGTATATGAAACTGGCGACGGAGAGATGAGTGTATTGGATACAAGTAAGTCTCTTGACGCCCTGATCAAATACGATGAGCATCTGAAAGATAGGCTTGGAGAAGTAAACAGGGTTCCAGGAACCCTCCTGGGTCGTGTAGACCCTTCCAAGGTCCAGAGCGGCATCATCCTTACTCTTTCATTCGCCCCTCACAGCTCAATGATTCGTGAGATGAGGATGATGAGGAAACAACCCTATTCAATCCTATTCAAGTTTTTGGTAAGGTTCTATTGGAAAGACAATGTAGTTTCACAGGAATTTCCAGTCAATATTGAGTTTGGTTCATACCTACCTGCTGACAGAACTGAAGTGATGGGTATCATAACGAACGGTATGAATTCACACGCAATGTCCGTTGAGACGGCAGTTGCTTTGCTCATTGAGGCTGGATATCCAATTGAAGACGCTGCACTAGAAGTTCAGCGCATTCAGGAACAAAACTTTGATGCTGCTCAGTCTCTAGCAGATGCAACAGGAGACGTCAATCTTGCAAGGGAATTCCTTGGCCTAGAAACATCAGCAATCCCAGGAGTGGCAGCCCCGGCCCCAGGCGTGCCAGCGGGGCCTGGAGGGGCCGCTCCGCCTGAAGACGTTCTCACCATCTAAAAGTGTGGTACAAATATGGTACAAATAGAAGAACCACCGGGAACACCCCGGAAGACCCGAGAGGGATATAAATGCCTGAAGAGAACGACACGAAACCGCCGGCCAAAGAACCCGGCGGACAAAACGACGACCCCAAGGATGGAGAAACCGATCCCAAAGAGAAAACATTCTCACAGGATGAAGTTTCTAGAATTGGCACGCGAGAGAAGCGTGAGGGGAAGTCTGCTGGTCAGAGAGAAATTCTTGAAACCCTCGGCGTCAAGGACGTTGACGAGGCAAAAGAAATTCTCGAGGCCCACCGTAAGCGCGAGCAGGAAAGTCTCAGTGAGGCTGAGAAGGCTCGGCGTGAAGCGGAGAAAGAGAAAGAAGAAGCCACAAAGGAACGCGTAGCCGCTCGTCAAGAGCGTCACGAGTCAAGAATCGAGAGATTCCTTATCTCTGCTGGCGTTGATGTAAAGGCTTCTGGGAAGGCTGTCAAACTTGTTGACCTTGAAGTAACAGATGGTTTGGAAGACGAGGACTACCAAGCCGCTGTTGAGGCTCTCAAGAAGGATATGCCAACCTTGTTCTCTTCTACAAAGAACCAAGGAAATCCAGGTTCAGATCCTGGCAAGGGTCCTGGCGGGGATGGTGGGAGCGCATCTTCTCAGGAACGTGCTAAGGAAGTCCTCGCCCGGCGTCATCCAAAGCCGCAAGAAACGACGACGACCTGAGAGGAGTTCTCTAGATGGGAACTAATATCGAGGTCACGTCTGAGGTTTTTGGTGGTGCAGATAAGTCATGGATCGGGACCCGAATGGGTCTTCAGGACATGCGCTCCATCATGCTGGATATGAGCACGTTCGTGGCTGCCCATGTCGTGAACGGATATATCCCCTCGGGCATTGCCCTCGGACAGATCACGTCTTCTAGTAAGTATGGGCCCTATGGCGGTGCAGCAAATGAAGTTCAGTCGGTTGATGTTGATGCAACCGGCGGTGACTTCACCCTGTCCTTCGAAGGTCAGGAAACGGCTGCAATTGCTTGGAACGCAACCGCCGCAGCGGTTCAGACTGCACTTGAAGCCTTGCCGAATATCAACGTGGGTGATGTTGTCTGTGCCGGTGGCCCTGGTGCTACTGCGCCCATCACCATCACCTTCAGTGGTCAGTATTCTGGTCAGGACGTTGCTGCACTTGTTTCAGATGCAACTGGCCTGACTGGCGGTGCCGGAACGGCAACAGTTGCAGAAGACACGGCAGGTGGTTCTGCTGTCAGTGATGGACGTGAAGTGCTTCAGGGTCATCTCTTTGAGGACTGCAAGGTGAGCACAGGCGTTCCTTCGACGGCAACCGATGTTGGTGCTGCTCTGTTCTGGACTGGCGTGGTGAAGACTTCAAACCTCCCGGCATTCGCTGGGACGGTCGCTGGAGAAGTGGACGATGCCGGAAAGGCAGCGGTTGCTTCTTGGATCCGATACGAATAGGAGGTGAGTGATGGCTGGAAACATGGTTTACGACCTCGTAGAACCCGCTGTCCTCATCGACTACGTTCGGGCCTACGATAATGAAGTGCTTCGCCAGGAGGCAGCCTTCGTTCTTGATCGTTGGATTCCAAACCGAGAGGTTGATGACCTCGAATTTCGTGTGAGGAAGTCTTCGCTTCAGGACGTTGATGCCGCTGTGTACCGTGCATGGGACACGCCTGCCCCGATGACAGGTCGTCCCGGAGTGCAGCGCATTGCTGGTGAAATTGCTCCGGTGTCTCGCCAGATTGCACTCGGAGAAGAGGAATCTCTTCGACTTCGTGCTCTCGAACGTGGCAACAACGACCCCATCATCGATGCGATCTATGCTGACGCAGAACGAATGACTCGTTCTGTTCAGGCTAGGATCGAATTGGCACGGGGTGATGTCATCAACGACGGCATCGTCAGCATCAGTGAAAACGGATTGACGCTCACTGCCGACTTCGGTCGTGACGCTTCAATGTCAGTCACACCCGCTGGCGACCTTTGGACGGTGACGGCAACTTCAACTCCTCTTTCTGACCTTCTTGGTTGGATGGAGACTTACGAAGACTTGAATGGCGTTACTCCTGGAACGCTTTTGGTTCCAAGGGCCAGGCTTGCCAACTTCGCACTTAACGCAGAAATGCGTTCGTATGCGGCAGCGAATGGCACAACGCCAACTCGGTTGAATCGCCAGGCGATCAACGACGTCTTCGCAAGTGAGGGGTTGCCCCCGCTGGAAGTTTACGATGGTCAGTTCAGGGTTGAGGGTGTGAAGACACGAGTTCTTCCACAGAACAAGTGCTTCTTCCTTCCTCCTGTTGGAGTTCCTTATGGAAACACATTCTACGGGATCACGCCTGAGGCAGTCAAGTTGGCTGCGAAGGGTTTGATTGAGCAGACTGCGCTTCCTGGGATCGTGGCGGTTGTGACAGAAACTGACCACCCCGTTCAGACATACACAGTTGGTACTGGAATTGCTCTCCCGGTCACTCCAAACGTCAATCTCGTCATGGACATGACGGTGGCGGCGTAACGAGTACTCTAGGAGAAGACCTTGTAGAGCCGAGAGGGCCGGGGTCGAAAGGCCCCGGCCTCTCTCTTTGACCAAAGAGGTATTGATGGGTCAAAGAATTACAGAACTTGCTGAAATTCTTAGCGCAGAAATTGATGATGACGACCCTGTAGTTCTTGTATCTCGTGGCGACATGTCAATGGCCGCTAGTGGAACTGACAGAAGAGCATCAATATCAGAATTTGCATCCGCAGTCTCAAGCAGGCTTGATCCAGAAACAATTCCTGCGACTCCACAGGGAAGCCTTGTCACCACTCTTCTAAAACTTCAGATTGGTGAACTAGAGACGCTTATTGCTAATGAGGTTGCCGCAAGAATTGCAGCGGATGACAGTCTTCAACCAGAAGATTCAGACCTTACCGCGATCGCCGCACTTGCCACGACTGCTTTTGGTCGTGGGTTGCTAATCCTTGCTGACGCTGCTGCCCTGCGAGGCGCTGCGGCACTTGGCACCGCTGCGACAGCCACCGTGGGCACAGGTGCAACAGAACTCCCGACTACGGCAGACGTTCAGGCTTTGATTGATGCGGTCATTGATGGTGCTCCCGGCGCATTGAACACATTGCTAGAACTTGCAAACGCTCTGGGAGATGATCCGAACTTTGCTACTACAATCACGAATGCTCTCGCTGGAAAACAACCCATTGATTCTGATCTTACATCCATTGCCGCACTTACCACGACTACCTTTGGAAGAGCGTTTCTAGAACTTGCAGATGCAGCGGCAGGAAGGGCGCACCTTGGTCTAGTTATAGGAACTGATGTTCAGGGATTCGATGTAAAACTTGCATCTATTGCTGGACTGTCTCCTTCAGCGAATCAAGGGATATACTTCACTAGTTCTTCTGCCGTGGACACCTTTGATCTCTCTGCATTCGCTCGTACTGTCCTAGACGATCCCAATGCAGCCACAGCAAGAACTACTCTTGAAGTTCCCTCGAACGCTGAGTCGATCCTTCAGTCGCTGCTCACGACCCGTGGCGACGTCGTGCGACGCGGGGCAGCCGCCGCCGAGCGTCTGGCCCTCGGCGCTGCGCGAACCGCACTAGCCTCCAACGGAATCGACGCGGTGTGGGACCAGTTCGCGTTGATGCTAGACTTCGACGCCGCGTTCATCACGCTCGAGAACTCGGACGTGGAGACGAGTCTGATCTCGTCCCCGCTCACCGCGCCAGCGGGGTCGGTGAAGGCCGGGGACTTGTTCATGTTCGTGACGGGCGGCGCCCTCACAAACAACACGGGCGCGCCTGAGACGTGCGAGATGCGGTTCAAGGTCACGGCCAACGCCATCACCCCGACCCTGCTCAACACGCTGGCGGTGCCCACGTTCGCGGCCAGCATCAACGCCAGGCGGTGGTACTCGCTCATCACGGTGCAGGTGGACTCAACAACGCAACTATCCACCAGGGGCGTGCTACTGTTCGCAGCGGTGAGCGACACCAACACCTGGCAGCAGATTGGGATCCAGACCGCGTGGATCGGGCGCAGCGTCTTCGCAGTTCAGGACGGCGCGATCCACGACTGGGACTTCGACCTCATGGCTAAGTTCTCGGTGGCCAGCGCGAACTTGAAGATCACGCAGACGAACATGTCCTTCATCCACATCCCCTCGTAGGTCACAATGCATGAATCACGCCTTCCCACACCGTACCGGCTCGACGAGATTGTGGCGCTGACCCAGGCGCACTTCGCCGACGCCGACACCATCGGCGAGGTTGAGAAGCCCGACGGCAGATACGTGGCTGTGTACCTCGCAGGCAACCGCGCACCCAGCGCCGCGGAACTCGCAGCCTGGCGGGCGGCTGTCGCGGCGCACACCCCCACGAACACACCGACCGCCCACGACAACAGGCGGACGCTTCTCCAGCGTGCTAGTGCGGCGATCGCAGCCAACCAGATATATCTGGAGATATCCGACCCGACCGCAGCGCAAGTACGAGACCAGGTTCGGCTGTTGACGCGAGAGGTTACTGCGCTGCTTCGTTTGGCTATCGAGGCGCTTGACAGCACGAGTGGAACATGAGTACCATCACGATCATTAGCCTGCCGCCAGGCGACCACCCACCGATGCGGATCGGATCTTACACGCATCTATACTTCGAGCCTGGTGCGCGTATTGTCGTCCCCGATGGCGCCGCAGTCACCGCCCTAGTATTAGAGCCATTCGCCACATGCTTCCGCATCGATGACCCCGACATCCGGGGAAACCTGCATCGCGGCGGAGTCGGCAACCACGGTATTCGACTTCAAGGCGCAACGAAGGGCATCATCAATCGCGCCAAGATATTTGACTCTGCTTCATACGGCATTGGATTCCAGGGTGTTGACATGTTCCGCTACATCGAGATCAACTTCGCAGACATCATCGGCTGCGGTCGCGACGGCATCGACATCAAGAACGACTCGGGCCTTGTGCGCGACATCAACCTGAACGGCGTGCTGGTCCGCGACCACGGCCTCAAGGCCAGCGGATGCGCGGCGATCGACCATCGCGGAAGAATCAATACTCGTGAACCACGAATTGAGAATCTCAAAGCGGGTCAGTACGGGCTTCGTTATCGCATGGACGGTCCGACCGGCAATGGATCTGCGAACTGGTCGAGCGTCAGCGGAGGCTTGGTACGATGTAAGGGTGCGGATCGCGCAGCAGCGGTGTTCGTTGAGCCAGGATCATCCAACTACCCTAAGCCCAATGTGGCGGGTCTTAACACAGTAGAAGTAATATCATGATTGTTGAAGAAGTTGAAGGAGAGGAAGTCCAGTGAGCATAGAGATTATGTTCGCATTATTTACCGCCTTATTCGTGTCTATCACCTCTCCGCTAATTGTTGCACGATTCACGAATGAGGCACGTCGACGCGAGAAGGAGTTAGACTGGAAGCGTGAGGATCTCGTCGCCCAGCGGCTCGAGGATCAGGTAAGGGAGGCAACCAGGATCGCCGCACTTTCCGATTCTAAACTCGACCAGATCCATACGCTCGTCAACAGCAACATGACTGAAGCTCGTCAGGGTGAACTTGATGCATCTCGTCGTGAACTCGCGCAACTCAAGATCAACGTTCGGCTACTGGAACGTCTTGGTAACGACGTGCCTCCAGACGCGATTAAGATAATAGAATTCACCAAGCAAACTATTAGAAAGTTAGAACATGAGCTAGACGAAAGAAATAAGCAGACGAAGTTGGCGGAGGCGCAAAAGATCGTAGCTGATCGTGACGCCGCTGCCCTAGAATGAAGGGGGATCAATGGATGCGTCAATCCTAACCGTGCTGGTAGTTGTTCTAGTAATCCTTGCGATCGTCTACATGATTCGTCGCGTCTAGCAACAAGTAATATTCCCGACCCAATGTGTCAGGGGGTTAAGGCTGTTATGGTTGTGTCATGACCGGGTTTTCAATTGATCTTGAAGACGGAACACCAATTCTTCTTGAAGATGGAGAAGAATTACTTCTTGAGACTTTAATTGTTTCTCCATTTGAATTTGCTCCGAGAGCCGAATATGCATATTTTCAAATGGTCGAGCCTAGGCAAGTTTCTAATCCAGTAGAAATTGGATTTTCATTCCTCAGGAGGCTAGGTGAAACTCCCTAGTTCAACAAAAGAATTACTTCTTGTTGCTGCATGGTCTCTCGTTGAAGACCTCTCTGACACGAGCGTGGTTCAGTTTGATTTCACGGCAGACAGAGACACCCAGCCAGACGGGGCTTCGTGGGTGAATGGTGCATGGGTGTCCGGGGGTCCATTTACAACTGAAGTCAATAAGAGATTCGTTCAAGCCCCTGTTGCAAGTCTTCTCGTCAGCGGAACTGGCGTAGGGGGAACTAAAGAGCTAGCAGTTGGTGAATATGCTGTTTGGATCAGAATAGTTAAGGGGTCTCAGTCAGTTGTCAGATACGTTGGTCCTCTTGAACTTGAGTAGGTGAAGTATGAGCAAGGTTCTTGCTAAGACGGTAGTATTCGTTCCTCCCGGAGAATCAAATAATATCACCCTGGTGAAAGGTCAAGAAGTTCCTGAGGAGTATGAACATATCATCGGCGAACATGCATTTGTGAAAGAAGTAAAACATTCTGAAGAAATTGGTCTAGTTGGATCAATGAACCTTGAAGAATTCTATAACGCAATGAAGGTTCCAGAGCTAGTACGTTTGTGCTCTCAGCGTGGTGCCAATCCTTCGTCAAACAGGAAAGAACATCTTGTCAAAGCACTTCTAGAACTTGGAGAGCCCGATGCCGACAACCGATGATGAACTTATCATCGCGAGATCTTGGATTGGAGAGTCTGAAGACCAAGAGGTTTTTGACGAGAGGTTTGATCGTCATTTTCTTCTTCTTGCAGATAGGATTGAAGCACTAAATTCTGCAATTGAAGAAAGCCTGCGGGCTCAATTGGCCGTAATGACGTTGGATCAGCCGTCTTCAGCGTCAGCAGAAGGAATCTCCTATTCCAATGTCCAAAATATCGTAACGCTTCGTGAAAACCTTGAGAAGTTCGAGGCGTCCAAGGGGAGTGGTAAGGCAGCAGTCACGAAGTTGATTAGGAAGCAAACGAGATAGTGAATGGCAACCTATTTCGTAGACCCTGATGAAATCATTAGTCATTTTGAAGAAATCTCTGACTATATTAGAAATGAACAATTCATTGCGCTAAACAGGATCTCATATCTCAAGACCGGCAGTCGCTCAAGAATCTATAGTCCTCAGAGAAGAATTCAAAGAGAGATGGATGCCTTGCGAGACCATGCTGTTACATGGTCTCATCAAGGCCTCTTGAGCGCCTATGTAGACGGTTCAAGAACAATGCTTGGTGCAGATTCAGTTGTGAAACCTACGAGACGTCAACTAGAATCTCTTGCCAAGATTTCTGAAGAATATAGGTCGAATGTTCTTCAGATGCATGAATTCACGAAAAGAGACTCCTCTAGATTTTTCAGAGAGATGAGGAATAGACCAACCGCCAGTATCGTAGATGAATCAATTGACTTTGGTTTTGATCGATCTCTTGGGATCAAAGCAGTTGAGTTCAAAGACAAGCGTCCGTTTGGGGGTAGGCCGCTCGAGAAGGTGTCTCGTGGAAGAAGATATAAGGTTGGCGACTATGGAAAGATGCAGACAAGATCTTCATATCAACGCGCATTCAACCTTGGTGCGCTAGACGCTGCGAAAAAGAGAAAATTAGAATATGTTGAGGTCTCTGATGGACCTGGGTGCGGATGGACAGGCCATGATGACCCAGACATCGCAGATGGAAAGATCGTTACAATCTCAGAGGCGAGATCTTACCCGCTGGCTCATCCAAATTGCCAAAGAAGTTTCATTGCTCGCCCAGACTTAACCGGAAAGCCAGAAAAAGATAGGAAAGGACTCTCCAAGGCACAACAGGCATCAGCCCTGTTGGGTGCAGCCGCAGCCGTGGGGGCAACTCGTGCATTGTTCCAGGTAACAACTGAAATTGTTGATCCAGACTTGGCCGTGAGATTTCTACAGATGGATCGTATTGGGTTGATCTATCGGAGGGCCTACAATCGCCTTCTTGACCGGGTTTCCGCAGGGCAAAGAGGAAGGGTCATCCCGTTCCACTCACCGCCACCGCCACCGGAAGATTTGCCAATCGCTGTGGGTCAGGGTCAGTTGGCTTTGTTTCCTGGAATTACACAAGGTCAATTCAGTGCTATTCGTGGACCCGTTGGGAGCAGGCTCGGGGATTGGCAAGATGACGTTATGGCGTGGGGCGATCAATTCATGGATAGGAGATGGTCAGTTCCACAGTTGCCTGATTGGGTAAAATCATCTATTCATATTCTTGACACTGACACTGAAAGTGTTGTTTCGAAGAAGTTTTTGGCATTCGGTCGCTGGGTTCATGGGTCAAGAACTCAAAGCAGGTCTCTTGAAGCCGGCGCCCAGATCATTAACTTCCACTCAAAGCGTAGAGCGTGGAATGAATTTCTTCTTCTCAAGCAATCAGATACGCTGAAATCAGCAGCAAGTCTTACGTGGACGAAATATGGACCAAGAACAAGAATTGATCTTACTGAGTTCTTGCGTGGCAGAGTTACGCTCACCAAAGACGGTGTAAGAAAGTCAATTACATTCAGCCCAGCAGGGAATGTAAGAAACATGCTAGCCCTGAGCCAAGACGGAACTCTTCTTGGTGCTATTCGTTATGTTCCAAATCACATGCTGAGAGCCATTATTGAAACTGATGAGTTTGGAAAACTTACTGGAAATGTAAGACTTGTTCCAAAGGGACCGTTCAAAGTCATCATGAGATTTGAAACACCTAGACCCCAAAACTGGAAAAACATGGGTCTTGTTCCCGGAAGAGACTTCGTTGACCTCAGGAGAAAGGCTGCCCTGGAACGCGGGTTTAATCTAGAAGATTTCTCATTTAGAGATGTCTACGGGGTTTTCAAGCAATTAGAACTAAAAGACATTGCTTTTGAAGCAAGAGTTTTCAATAAAAGCATTTATGAATTGTCAACCGAGTTTAAGATTCCTATTCCACAAGTTCGAGAAACGGTCGAGAAACTTGTTGCAGCAAAGAAACTGAGAAAGGAAGGATTTCTCCCAGAGGCAGTACGTGATATTACCGGATATACAGGAGATTTCAGATTTATTCCAACAAAAGAACAATTGACAGAGTTGATGACGCTGTTGCAAGGTAGCACTCAGAGAGTTTTTGGTGAGATTAAATTCAGTAGCCTTCACTCTAGGATTGCATCTCTTCTTCCTAATCTCAGAACGAAGGCATACTTTGAAAGTGGTAAATTTCAAGAAGTTCTTACTTCTGTAAAACTTTCTGGACTAGATGTTGTTCGTGGTTTGAAAAATCTTCAGATCGCAGACATCTTTGACATTCCTATTGAACTGTGGAATGACTTTAGAGACGTTCTGTCCGAGGTAGAGTCAAGAACTATTCTTTTCTTGATGGATAACCACAGACCAGGACTTTCTATTCGTGGAAAAGTTCTTATTCCTGAAGGAATTCTTTTCAATAAACCATTCCTAGAACCAAAGATGGTCCAGGAGGTATTTGAAAAAAGATACTCTCGTTTGATCAGTGAACTTCAGCCAGTCAACAACAGGGCAGACATCTTTAAGGGTGTGCTCCAAGCCATCAGGACACATAGTGATAGTTCACTTGTTGATCTTCAGAGAAAGGCTAGGCAAGCAAGAAGAATTGTTCCCGGAGGTCAAACACACAGGAAGTGGCTGAGCATCCTTGCGGACATTCGTCCAACTGACGGGGCTGCTACTATAGAACTAAAACTTCGTGAGATGGTTTACTTCATGAGGTCTCTAGAGATTGACAGCGAAGATGTGATGAGCCATCTAGATTTAATCGACGATCAAATGATCTCTCTCGCATCCAGATCTCTTACCGGCAGGAGACTAGGGAATCTTGAAGATCAGTTCTCAGCCCTTTTTGGGAGGGGATTCGGCGCACCTACCCGTTCAGTTAAGCCGGGTGAGGTTATTGAACTTTACAAGGACATTGTTTGGGAAATATCAACTATGTGGCCCCAACAAAATGGAATACGCGGAGCATTGGGAAGGGTAATCCAAAGAATACCAGAACTTCCAGAGATTATTGGAAGCTCTGTCTCTAAGATTCCAAATGAGATTGCAGAACTATATAGGGACTTCGTTTGGTCTCTTGCAGAAGTAAGAGAGACAAGGATGACAAGAGATGAACTTTCTAAACTACTGAAAAGGCTTGAAAAAAGAACTATTGAAGTTTCTTCATCTCTTGCGAGAAGAATTTCTGATATTCCACGTCAAGCATTAGAACTTTTCAGAGATTTTGTTTTTGCTATCAGAGAATCTTGGCTTGCCGTAAAAATTGAAGAACTTCAATATCTCCTGAGGTCAAAACTTCTCGGTGAAACTAGAACTATTCCAGTCTCCCAGGATGTTTTTGGAGTAAACGTGGGAACTCTAAGCAGAGTTGACCAAAGAATTCAATCTGGTCCATTCCAAAGAGCGCTGAGAGCTGGGGACATAGATTTCTCAGATCCAAAAATTCACATTATTTCTGAAGAAATTGAGAGATTTCCTCTTCTACACGAAGATGTGAGGGTAGTTCTCAATTACTTCGAGAAAGAATTTCCAAATCTACATCCAGTTGCGGTAAATATCTCTGTTCCAGGAGATCTTGCTTATCAATTCTTTAAAAGGACCGGGTCCATAGCGGCATATGAGCATGGTACAAAAACCCTTTGGATATCAAGAACTACAGCGATCCATTGGGGGCCACTAAAGCATCTTGAATTATTGAAATCTTATCAGACAGGTTACACTGGCACTTCTTCTCTCAGATCTATTTTGATGCATGAGATGGGCCACGCAATTCATTACTCGTTGTCGGCTGTTGACGAAGAAAACTTAATTCGAGACCTTCTAGTATTCATGGATCAAAATAACTTCACCGTGGAAGACATAACACAAACCGGATATAAAATTAGTTCTAAAAAGTTCGTGAGTGTAAGCGAAGTTGTGAAACAAATGTCCACATATGCAACCCAGAATACAAAAGAATTCATCGCAGAGGCAATTGCCGTAGCAGTAGAACACGGAGACGAGTCTATTCCTAATTTTGTATATTCCTGGATTAATTCAAGAATGAAACAACGAAACTGGAATCCATCAGACGCTCCAGAAGTTGGATTTATACAAATTCCATACTCACAAATTGACCTCGCCCTGGCGAGACTTCCAGAAGGTGCGAGATGACAAGAAGAGTTCCATATATCTGCCCGGCATGTGTTCATTACTCCCCAGACAATGATCTGTCTGACATGATGAGTATTGAAACATGCAGAGCATTTCCTGAGGGAATACCAGACGCAGTATTAAGCGGTAGAATTGACCACTCAGAAAAGATCCCAGAAGATAACGGACTTACCTTCACTTTAGACGATGCGGATGAATTAAAGAAACTACTCGCCATGCAATACTACGATTGGATCAACAGCCCAGAAGGTATCTCGGCCATTAACAGGATAGAACAAGGAGAAGAATAGTGGATACAACCACAAATTTCAAGATTTCTCAGGAAGGTCTCAAAACAAAAATTGAAGTTGACGGGCAAGATATCTCTCACAAACTCAGGGGAGTGAGGCTTGTTCTAGAACCAAGAAAGATTCCTGAACTATGGCTAGAACAAACACCGAACAGTAGTGAAATTGAGCTAGAAGGAGTGGTGTATGTCGTTGGCCCTCCAGACCCACAAGACACGCTAAGGCTCGTCAAGCAGTTTCTACAAAACCTTGACCCTCAGATGGTTGAGCAGGAGGCTCTAGAGAGCCTACAATGGGGCGAAGATAAATCAGTGGCGATGGCTGTGATTCAAAAGATCATCGAGGTTGTAGATGCGTCCGTTGAACTTACAACCAATTCAGAAGTTCATCGAAGCACAGATGACAGACCTGTGCAAGATTGAGAGGGACGAGGAAGGAACTTCTGACGATACTATTGATCCGGACACCCTTGAACTTTCACAGCCAGACCCCGATTTTGTAAAGATTTATGAGGGAAAGTGTTATGTCTCCTCGAAAGGATGGAGTCCACAAGAGGGGATGTTCGGAGCGGATGAGACCACAACCTCAAGATTCAAGATTGGGATCCCGGCAGACAGTAGAGAGATTATCAAGGATGACATCGTTACTATTCTTGCATCAGACAGAAATCCAAATAATATTGGAAAGACATTCGTAGTAAAAGACATCATTGTCACAACCTTCTCTGTAGAACAAAGTCTTCTTGTGGTAAGATTCACTGGTAGAAGGCCAATATGAAACAAATTCAGTTCATCATAAAGTCTGGGGAACTTCCGAAAGTGTTGGATCGTTTTCCTAGAATTAAAGAGCACGCCCAAAGAAATTCAGCGGATGCAGTTCTTAAGTCTGCCGCTGAACTCGTATACTTCACCAAAAGATTTGCCTCTGGAAGACCAGGGCCAAACGTCATCACTGGACAATACAGAGATTCTATTCGTATCTTTCTATTCACTAGGCTTCCAGAAACTTCTATTGCTGTCGTTGGGTCTGATGCTCCACAAGGACCAAGACTAGAACTTGGTTTCTTTGGAATAGATGCTTTGGGTCGGGTTTATGAACAGCCTCCTTATCCACACTGGAGAAAAGCAGCAGCAATCGTCTATCCTAGATTTGTTGCTAGAATGAGATTGTTCAGGAGGCTGTTGTGAACAGGGCGCCCCTTGATGCAGCCATCATCTCTCTCCTTGAAACCGTGACAAGTCGCCCGGTTGGAGACTCCCAGATTCCTAATGAGAATCCATCATTCCCATATGTTGTTGTGTATTGTTCCCCGTCTCCAAGATCATATGAAGGCTCTTGGGAAGATCCGAATGATCAAGGATCTGTCTCATATCAGGTAAAGTCTGTTGGTAGAACAAGAGACCAAGTGTCAAAACTTTCAGACAGGGTGGCTGAGGCTTTCGTAGGTCATGAAGCAGGCAAGTCAGGATACCAACATCCCCTAGTGCCAAGCGGACTTGGCGTCATCAAGCGAGAGTCCGTTTCTCGAGGGGCTATTATGAGAACGGGTGATGACTTGTTCCAATGTGACGACTTTTATGAAATCGAGGTGAGCATCTAAGATGGCAAAGGAAAGAATTACAATTAGAAACGAAGATACAAATTCATCCTTCGAGACAACGCGAGACGCTTTTGAGAAGGTTTACAAACACCGAGGATGGGTTGAAGACGCCGGAACCCCCTCGGAACAGGCGGATGAAGCCCCCGAGACCGCCACGGGGTCTGATGAGGTAGAGAGTGACCTCCTGGACTTATCGGACGACCCCACCGACGATTGAGTCGGAAACATAAACGAATCTAACGAAGGAGGCATAGTAGCGTGCCTGATAGGTTCATGCGTAAGGGAACCACGAAGTTTTTCTGGGTTCCCACCATTGCCGACTCAGGGCTGATTCCAACAACGGCAGAAGTGAACGCTGGCGTTGATGTCACGCCTGAGATTTCGGAGGTCAACGGGTTCTCGTTCACGAACAACCCGATTCAGACTCCGGACATGGATACAAGATTCGTGTCTCAGATCCCAGGCGAGGACACAACTGAGGATTCCTCACTTGTGTTCTATCAGAGGAAGGGCACGGATGCTATTCGTGCCGCATTGCCGAAGGATGACGTTGGTTACATGGTCATCTTCTATTCCGGTATTGCTGGTGCAACTCCGGCTATCGGTGATGATGCCGACGTTTGGCCTGCGACAGTTTCCTCGAATGCCAAGACGTACACGGCTGGTAATGAAGCAGCCATGTACCGCGTTGCTTTTGCTTTGACTGAGGAGCCAGCCTTCGAAGTCACGCTAACGTAGCCATAGCGGAGCGAGTGGTCGCTCTGCGAGTAGGATGCGGGGCCAGTGAGAGATGCTGGCCCCGCATTCTTTTCGAGACAATAGGAGAACAATGGTTGCTCAGCCACAAGACTTTCGTCCAGGTAAGAAGAATCCGTCAGTAAGAACTGTTTACATTGCCAACGACGAAGAAATCTCTGACGAATATGATCAGGTAAGAGAAGAACTTGCTCTGACACGACTCAGGTTGATGGCAGATCCAAAGAATGAGATTCTTTCTGCAAGATATGATGAACTCGTAGGGGAAGAAAAAGAGATCAGAGAGCGACTTCGAAACAATTCATTGATCTTCAAGTTCCGGTCTATTGGTCGAAAAGCATTTGATGTGCTCATCAATGACCACCCTCTAACTCCAGAAGTAGAAAAGAAAATCCGTGATGCTGGAGAAGACCCTAAAAAGATCAGTTGGAACCCAGAGACATTCGCACCTGCTCTTTGCAAGGCTTCTCTAATGTATCCAGAAGACTTTGATATCTCAGAGGCATGGGATAGTCCTGACTGGAATGATTCAGAACTTGCATCTCTTTTTGAAGCGGCTTTGGAATCCAATACAAAAAGAAGGGTAATTCCACAGGGAAAAGGATAAGGCTGGATCCACAACTTAGAATTGAAATGGACTACTGTGGTCCAGCAGGAATCCCACACAGTAAATTTCTTGAATGGGACGAGGATGATCAAGACAAGGCAATCTCGTGGATGCTCGACCAAAGATTCAGATGTCCACATTGCCTTACTTACCCTGACGAGTGGCTTGACGACGAGGGAAGACGCATGGATCCACCCCCGTACCATGCGGCATCAAGCAGATGCTATGGGTGCGTTACACTTGAAGAGTTGCGAGAGTTCATCAGGCAAGACGTAAAGAAATTGACTGGATTCAATGTATATCTTGCCGAAGGTCCTCCTTCAGAGAAGGATCCAGCAGAGGGCGAGTAAGAATTGAACGAGATCATCAGGGTCGCAGTTAAAGCAGATGTTGGACAATTCATTTCTGACATTGGCAGGGCTGATACTACCCTTCAGAAGTTTGGATCTACTTTTGCATTCGTTCAGAGAAGTGCTGTGGCCGGTGCAGAAGCCGGTCTCAGTTTGTTCAGAAAATCTCTTGAGCAAACTCAGAAAGCGGGTAGATCTCTAACAATTAGATCCGCTGCTTCTGCGGCCAGCATTGGCCTTCTAACAAGAGAAGCGGCTCAGTTCGAACAACGGATGAGGAATGTAAATTCCGTTGTTCAACTCGGGGCTGGTCCGTTCAATAATCTTTTCGTCAAAACTCTTTCTGCTGCTAGAAAATTCCCACAGCCCCTTGAAGAGTCTGCCGATGCTCTCTACCAGATCGTATCAGCAGGATTTGATGCTTCTGAAGGGCTTGATGTTCTTGACGACTCCGCTCTCGCCGCTTCGGCTGGTTTAACGAATGTCGTTACTGCTGGAAATGCAATCGTTGCCGTTCTCAAGGCGTATGGGGAAGGTGCTTACACCGCTACTCAAGTCTCTGACATTCTTTTCCAAACCGTCAACGCCGGTATCATCACCTTTGAAGAACTGGCAACTGGCATCGGCGACTGGATTGGAATGGCTGCCGCTGCGAAGGTCCCCGTTGAAGACGCTGCTGCCGCCCTGGCGGCGATGACTCGTGCCGGTTTGCAACCGGCCGAGGCCAGCACATCGCTCGCCAGGATGCTCCAGGCTTTCATTGAGCCTTCTGAAAGACTAAATGCAGTTGTAAGAGAACTAGGTTATGAATCAGGATTGTCAATGGTTCAGATCCTTGGTCTGGAAGGTGCTGTTGACAAACTTAGGATCGTAACTGGAGGCGGTGCTGAGGAGGCTGTTGAACTATTTGATGAGATTCGTGCAGCACGAGGCATTCTCTCACTGTTCACTTCTGGTGGTCAGAACTACGCAGAGACCGCAGAGTTGATCTCTGACAAGACTGGAAGAATGAACGCAACCCAGAAGGCGTTCAACGCACAGTCTGAGGGAACTACGGTAACTCTTCAGATGATGAAAAATGCACTGAAGGGTGCTGCGATCACATTTACTTCATACCTCTTGCCTCCAGTGAAGGTAGCGGCAAGATTCGTTACACTACTTGCAAATGCGATTGATAGAATTCCTGCTCCGGTAAAGGTTCTTCTGACAGTAATGTCAGTTCTAGGAACAACATTCTTTGGATTTGTTGGTCTGATCTTGCTATTGCTCGGTCGGTTTGTTCTCATGAGTTATGCATTCAAACTGGCCGCAGGTGGAGTTAATTTCTTCTCTAAGAGATTGCTTGCTGCTAGTGCCTCGGCAAAAGCCACGAGTGCAAGTATCAATCGTGTTGGAATTGCAGGGAAGACTGCTGGTGCGATTGGGGCGGCTGGGCTGAACAAGTATGCCGCCGCGACACGGGTTGCCGGAGTTGGAACTGGATTTCTTGCTACTCAACTCAACAGAGCCAATGGTTCAATTCTAAAGTTCTTTGGGGGAACAATTGCCGCAGCAGTAAGAAAGATTCCAGGTCTTACAACTGGAATGAGAATGTTTGTCAGGCTCGCTTCAATGGGTGGCAAAGCGGTAGCGAGTTGGCTGATTTATGATTTTGTTTTGGACATGGTCAGAGGGCATATTGACAAGGCCAGAGATCAGGCGAAGGAACTAAGAAAAGAAATTGAATCAAAGATTGATGTAACTTCGCTAGAAGGAGTTGTGCATGGAGCAGAGGCTGTAGAATTCAAACTTAGAGAGACTATGAATTCACATGCCGATTGGGCTGCACGGGCTGATGGATTCTGGGGTAAGATTGGTCTCGGGGCTCAGGCTGCCTTTGAGTGGGTGAATCCGTTTGATGAAAACGCTTTGTTGAATACTGCCGAGGCTGCTGGAGAGTATGCGGGTCTCTTGGGAGAACTTAGAAAACGTCAGGCGGCAATGGGGGACGCTGGGCAACGAGTAAGTAGCCGAGTCTTCCTTGACATGACCGCAAAGGGAGAACGTCTTGGTAAGGAATTGAAGTTCACGAATTCCCAGGTAATGGCGGTTGCTCGTTCTCTGGGCGTTGATCTGTTTGCCGGTGGGCAAGAGGGCGAAAAAGCAATGGCTCAGGTTAGTGCTAGAATTCAAGAACTTATTGCAAAGATCGGTGGTATGCCAGACGTCCTTGAAAAAACTTCTGAGGAATACCAAACTTATCTTGAAGATCTTGAGAAGGCCACTGAGAAATTCCTAGACAATGTCTCTGGTGCGTTCAATGAGTTCGATCCAATTGATGAATTTAGTAACAAGTTCTTTGAACAAGCAGACGAAGACCGGGCTCGGGCCTCAGAGGAAGCAAGGAAGATTAGGGGTGAGATCTCTGAAATTGACGCTGAGATCGCAAACCTAGGTGCTGGTGCTCCTTCTTCAGCGGTTGACGAACTTCTAGACAAGAGAAGTGAAGCGGCTAGCAAACTTGGCGAGATCACAGATGTAGAAGAATTCTCATTTGAGAAACTTCGTGAGTTTTACCTGGAGGCTGCTGAGGACACCGGGAAGTTCTTGTCAAATATCAATACGGCTATTGAACAAGGGTATGACCCTGGGTTCATTGCCAAACTGTTGGAGGCTGGTCCGAGAGAAGCAAGTAGATTCCTTGACACCATCATCAATGACACTGAAGGAAAATACCAAACACTAATTTCAAATGCTGAAACTTTGCTTAGTGAATTGCAACTTCGTGCAATTGGAATGGCTCGGCTTGTGGCCAGAGCAACGTCACCGGAGGCAAGTGATCAACTCGTACAAGATCTTCCTCTGGCAATGAAAATTCAGCAAGTCATGTGGCAAGACGCCGGACTTGACACCACTCAGGAGATTGCTACCAGGCTAAACATTCCAAACGAAGAGATTGCAAGAATTAAAGAAGAGTTTGGGTTTGATTCTATTGAGCTCTCCTTCGACCCTGGGTCAGTACGTGGTGCTTCCCAGGAAGCAGCAGATAACTTCTATCTAACCTGGACAACTGCGCTCTCAGAGAAGTTTGAACAAACAGACCCCGGTTGGTTGAAGAGACACATCGGTCAGAAATTTGGTACAGAAGTTGCCCAGACAATGGCTCGCGTCATTGGGCTTTACATGCGTGAACATCCAGAAGAGGCAATATCCTCAGACACGATCAATGAAATGTTCCAGCGTGCCATTGAAGGAAGTGGCATTGGAAAGGATATTGTTCAGGACTCTGAGATTCCTGCTCTCATCAAGGTAACTACTGAAACTGCCCAGATGGACATGATCAGCACAATCCTGATGGGTGCTTTGGAAGACGACCCGGACGCCGTTAACCGTTGGCAGTTTGGTCTTGATGTAGTTGCTTCTGTTCTCGGAACAGAAGAGGCCGGGACAAAGATCGTTGAATATGCATCTCTCATGGGGCTTGTACCTAGCGAAGTTTTCTCCATTGTCAGTGTTCTGGGTGACCAGGCTGCTATGGACGCAACAAAACAGTGGATTGCTGATCTCAATGGGGTTGCAGCAGAACATATCGTTGTCAAGTTTGATGAGAACAAGATTGCTCACTTCTATGAAAATGCAGAAGACGCAAGAAGAGAGGTTAATGAACTTGATAGTGATGGTGCTGGGATTTCTATTGAGGCTGACACAACTCAGTGGGACTCTGAGTATGACAGAATTATAGAAGATATCAGGGCTATTGAAGAGCGTGGGGCAAGTATTCCTATCAGATTTGAAGATCGTGTTCCTGGAAATAGAAACACTCCTCACAGAAGACCTCCGAGAGTTATTAGAAATGCAGATGGTGGTGAACATCACGAGCCATTTATCACGAGAACTCTAAGAGTGTTCGGAGAGCCTGAGACTGGTGGCGAAGCATACATTCCTCTCGGAATGTCAAAGAGAAATAAGTCAACAAGACTTCTTTTCTCTGTTGCAAGAATGTTCGGTTATGATATGGTCTCTCGTCAGATGGGTGGGTTCTACGGAGCTTCTACAATCCCGACAAGAGTAAGTGGAACTCAGCCACGAGTTTCCCAGGTCAAGAAAGAAGATCACTTCCACTTCCATGGAAATATTACAGGAGTTTCTCTGGAAGATGCTGAGAACTATGCAAGAAAGCGTCGTCGCCAGGAGGCATTGACCCGTGGCTGACCTTGCCATTACTGCTTCTATTGACAGAACCTCGCTAAGCCTTTCTCCGCTCTCAATCAACGACGGGACTGCCTACAAGATCGTTTCTGCCGGTCCAGGAGAAACGACGTGGCGACGTGAGTCCATCAGAAGCCCATTCACAGACGGTGAGTATCTGATTCAAGCATTGAAAGAAACTAGTTCAGTCTCACTATTGGTGAAAGTGAAGGGTTCTTCGTTTGCTGTTCTAGAAACAAATCTTGACACGCTCCTCCGTGCGATGGAGCAATTTGAGTTTCAGTTCACTTTGACGATCGAAGGTATGGATTCAACCTGGACTTGTCAACCGGCAGACTACGGGCCAGCAGACAATGACTATGAGAAATTCCACATGATGAGCAAACTTCAGGTCTATAGGTTCATTATTCCTAAATATCCGGTCCCGGTTGCTGGTCCGATCTAAGGAGTTTTGATGTCTCTCGGGAACCAATACGAAAACAACGTACTAGATGCAATTCTTGGTCAGGGATTCACTCCAGATGCTACGGTCTATTACGCCCTCTTCACAGCCACCCCGAGCGACACCGGGGGCGGGACGGAGGTCACTGGCGCTGGGTACGCTCGTGTTGGAGTGACAAACAACGCTACCAACTTCCCCAATGCTGCTTCTGGAGAGAAAACGAACGGAGCAGACGTAGTATTCCCAGAGGCAACGGGTAACTATCCTGCTGACGTAACTCATTGGGGAATTCTAAATCATGTAACCAATGCTGCGAGCGCAACGAACCTTATCGTATATGGTTCGTTGGTAACTCCGAAAACTGTTCTCTCTGGTACAACACCGAGAATACTTGCTGGCGAACTTAGCATTATTGCGGACTGATGACGTACTACGACGAAGTAATCGCCGACTCTCCATCTGCTTATTGGAGAATGGGTGAGGATTCTGGAACTAATCTCGCCGATGAGATTGGTTCTCTCGACCTCACCTTGTCTGGCGGGTACACTCAGAACGTCGCCGGGGCAATCAATGCCAGTGGCGAGGACGACGGCGCTGTCGACTTCGATGGCTCGTCCGGCAAAGCGCAACACGCGAATGGCTCCGGGGAGTTCGACGCGATCATTACGTCTGGGATCTTCGCTATCGAGTTCTGGTTCTTTATCGACACCGAGCAGGCGGCAACATTCATTGGGATGCGAACAGGCACCGGCTCGACAACATGCCGTCTGTCTATTCACCCACGTACCGGACCGTTCAATGGATTCCAGATACGAGGCGGTTCCACAATCACGCAGTTCACTGGCTCGACGATCACAAATGGTGCGTGGCATCATGCCGTGTTCAACTACAACACCGGGACGTGGAACATCTACATCGACAGCCTGTTCTACACGTCTGGCTCGCGAGCCATCTCGACCAGCGCGACGCTGCGCCCGTTCGTGGTCGGGATCTCCAATGACAGCGGGAACGGGATCAACGGCAAGATGGACGAGGTAGCCATCTACGACCACGAATTGAGTGAGTCAAGAATTCAGGATCACTATCTTGCTTCAAAAGAGTATATTGAAATGGCTCCTGAATCCACTATTACTTTCACTTCGGAGATGGATCTTGACCTTGTTATTTACGTAAGTTTAGAACCTGAAACTTCTATTGAAGCAATTGGTGACAACTTAGATCTTCGACTAGACTCTCTTCTTGGTTCAATCACTTCCTCAATTTCTTTCACAACGTCTATCTCAGCACTAGACGAGGAATCAATGGCATTAACTGGAAGCATATCATTCTCAGCAATGGCTAGTCTTGACGTAGAAATTCCTGTAGAACCTCTGCCTTCTTCTGTGAATCACAGACCCGTTAAAACTGTTTCATTCGTCATGCCAACTCCTACCATTGGAAGCAAGGGTAGACCAGAATGACCTACACGCCCACAACTGTCTCGGTAGGGGATTGGGGTAGGCATCAGATCATTGTCTCCGATCTTGACGTTACATACTTCAGAGATGTAGAAACTCTTGTGGAAGAATATTCATTTACAGAGCCGTTTTCTGATGCTCTTGCAACACTCCACTTTCCTCAGATTACGAGTCTAGAAGCATTGCCATCATGGCTTACCGAGGGTGCAGAGATCCTTATCTACCGAGTGCCACCTTCAGGGTCTAAAACCCTAGAATGGCGTGGAAAGTTTGTTGAAGAAGAAGATTTTGTTCAGGAAGACTCTGTTGGACTAAAAATTCAATGTCTAGGAATTCTTTACGGTGCAGATCTTTACATCAAAACTCCAGGGCTCAACTATGGGCAGCGTGCTCACGAAGGTGTGAGGTATGGGGTCAAAGATCTTGGTGAAGTAATTTCTCTTGAACTCGGTAGGTGCTTCAACCTTGGTCTTGGTCCGCTACAAACATATCAGAGCAATGACTATATCACTGGAGTTCAAGTTACTGACCGTGGTTCTTACGATCAACTGTTGACCTCATATATTCAGGGGCTGCTGTCAGCAGCCCAAAACTATGTCCTTCTGGATAATATCAACGAAATTGGCATTGGTATCCAAACAAACCCGAATGGGGGATATTACGTTCTAAGTCATGAGGGAAATGTCATCCCGTTTGGAGGGGCGCCATATTACGGAGGGCTGAAAGGCATTTCACTTGTTGGAAACGTCATTGACATGGCAGTTAGGTACAACGGAACTGGATATTACCTTTTAGGAAAAGACGGTGGCGTATTTGCATTCAATGCACCTTACTATGGAAATACATCAACATTTACAAGCGAGGCAACCGCCATAGAAACTCACCCATCGACGGATGGGTATTGGGTGTTGCTACAAGATGGCGGAGTCATCACTTTCGGGGGAGTTTCTTTTCATGGAAGTGCTGCTGGATCTATTACCGCAGGAGAGGTCGCTGTCGACCTGAAGGTCACAAGCACGGGAGGCGGTTATTGGATTCTTGATTCTCACGGTGCAGTTTTTGCGTATGGAGACGCCGTATATCACGGTGGAAGAACAGAAGGAAACTTCGTCTCAATAGTTCCAACACAAACCGACGATGGATATTGGCTTTTCCGTGGAAATGGAGACACCTACGCCCTCGGAGACGCAACCTTCTATGGAAACCCAACCCTGACAAATGAATTTCTTGTTGGTGCCTCATTAGTATCAGGAACTGATGGATACTATATTGCAACAACTTCAGGGTCTGTCTTTGCGTTTGGAGGCGCTACATTCAGTGGAAACGGGCACGATGGCGGGGCAGATGCGTATCAGTGGTCATTAGGATTAAATTCTTCTAAAACCCGTCCAGTCTTGTACCTGAAAGATGAAGTCACAGAGCACTGGACGATCTACAATGGTGCCCCCGGCATCACACACAGTCTCAGGCGAGACTTTTCAATGGGGTTCAATGTTTTCTATGGTGAAGGGGTGAACAAAGAACAATGTCGTTGGAGAAACACGAAGTACCCCGACCCAAACAACTACGAGTCTTCTTACGTCGCACCGCTCGCGTCAAAGACAGAAGTAGAACGACTTACTTTCAATCCAGAAACAGGCGCACTCACCGGCCTCAACCCTGACTGGGATCCTAGCGTGCTCCGTGTCGAGCATTACGAGCATTTCGGTGAAAACATTTCTCGTGAGCAAGGCCGTGCTATTTCTCAATCAATCATGAACAAAGATGGTGATCCAATCTATATTGGAACCATCAAACTTAAGAGCGACCCCATTGAAGGTCCCAGATTCTCAATCAGAGAAGGTCAAAATATCGTACTAAAGAATCACAGAGGGCAGGATAGAAAACTTCATATCTCTGGAGTTCGAGTCAATTGGAGTGAACTTTCAGTAGAAATTACAGTCTCAGAACGTGCGGTTGACTACATAACATGCCTTGCCGTAATCGACAGGGATCGCAAAGGGCATCAACCAGGAAGGCGACGCACCTATAGAGGTCAGTCAAGTAGAGAAGTGATTGACACAGCAGCCGTGTGGGATTGTGAGTCAAACGCTGGTGTTATTCCAAGCACTCTGCTCCAGGCTGGATGGAATGTATTGCAAATCCCGTGTGGTGAGCGCGGAGAAGTTGTTGAAACAGAACTTACATTTGACTCTCCCATTCAATTTGCCGTTGGGATATTTGACCGTCCAGTAACAAAAGAGTGGATGGATTATTGGGTAGGAAATAATCTAGAAACTGAGACGGGTGTTTGGGATTCATACTTTGACCCAGAGACACACGACGGACAAGAATTTGGATTGATTGTAGCGTGGGGAGAACAAGATCAGTTCGCAGGATACTACCCAGGAGTTCAAAGCGATGGAGACCCTCTCACAGGAAGAATGAAAGACTCTGCCCAATGGTACTTCGAGTCTAGTGAACCTCCTTGGTTGTGGTTGGCGATTTACTGCATTGGAAGTGCAGCAACGATCTCTGGAAGGCTACGCCCGGGACTTGAGGACTGATGGTAGCCCGTGGTTGGCTCCTGTATGGTGGCGGAACTGGACCTGCAGATTCCGGTGGCCCATTCGACATGGGGTTCATGGTTCAGAACAAGTCAGTGAATAGCATCCGTGTTGCATATCACCGATGGTGGGTTTTCACGGTCCCGGCCGGTGTCAGAAAGATTGAATATGTGATCCGGGGTCAGGCTGGGAAGCGGGACGTCGGCGATGAGTGGGCGGGTAGGCCCGGCCAACAATACGGCATCCTTCTCGTGACGCCAGGAGAATCGCTCGCCTTACACGCCGGATCGGTGAGCGTGACCAACGGACTTCCACCGAATAGAGCCGAGATCGTGCGGTGGGATGGCACATATCCGACCCCCCGCACACCCGCGGCGTTTCCGCTATCCTATTGGATTCTTGAGGACGCGCCATATTGGGAGGCGCCGTACCGCGTTGCTGTCGCGGGCGCTGGCGGTGGCCGCGGAGCGAGTAGTGCAGGACCACCACACCCCGAAGGTGGTTTTGGTGCTGGTTACGGCGATGGCGGCGACGGTGAAGACGGGACTGGCAGCAACGGTGGCGGCGGCGGAACTCTCACCGAAGGTGGCGCCGCTGGGCATACATCCACGACGCAAAGCGGGCCAGGCGAGTGGACGTTCGGATGCCCCGCCGCTATCTTCCCCAGCAGCGGCCCCGGCGGTTGCGGCTTCTACGGCGGAGGCGCTGGTCGCAGCAATAACCCGGACAGCGGCGGCGGCGGCGGAGGGTCGGGTTGGTATGACGACACGAAGTGTACCGCGGTTCAGAGCGTCGAAGGCGTCGACATCACTACCGAGGTTGTCCGCACCCCGAACGATATCGACATCGGAGACGGCGTCGTCTATCTGCTGTGGGGTGGCGACACGCCCCCGCTTCGCCACGTCCAAAGGCATGACCAGAGATACGCTAGGGCTGTGCAAAGAAGGTCAAGACAAGGAAGCATTCGCAGAGGCAATAATTCATATTTCTAAGGAGACCCGGCCATGCAAGAACTAAACCTTGCTCATGATGTAAGAATCACATATCTAACTAGGAAAGATACTGGTATTGATCCTCTCTCGTTCAAAAGACAGTCTGATAGAAACAAGTGGGATGCACTTAGAATCCACCATACGGCTGCCATCATGCCAGACTATGACCGTGATGGATTCTTGCATGGAGACCTAGACGATATTGTCAGGTACATGAGGATGATCAAAAAGGTTCGCCCAGACCTTGGTGATTTTCCATATTCATTCATGGTGTTCAGAGGGATCAACGACAAGCACGCAGTTCTATGCCAGGGTTGCGGGTTTGATTACATTGGAGCGCATACAGCGGGAGAAAACAGCACAACGATTGGTGTGTGCTTCGCAGGTAACTTCATGAAAGAGACGATCACCGGAGCAATGATCCTTGCAGCAAGAATCCCTGGGTGTTTGCTGCCCAGGGCACTCAAAGCGGGGAAGACGCTGGCCCACCGAGACAAGAAGTCTACGGCTTGCCCCGGCGACAACGTATACTCAGCAATGGGATTTCTTCAGCCGCCGTTTGACCTGTCTCAGATGACTGAAGAGTCGGGAAGGGTTCCACAAATGTTCAATCCAACATTGTACCTTCCAGGAATTGTTGCTTCGTGCATGGATTCAAGTGGCGGTGTTCATCTTCTAGGAGAGGATTGGGGAGTCTTCAGTTTCAACTGCCCGCACTACGGTTCTGGCAGGGATATCGCGAGGCATCTTGTCGGTAGGAAGCCTGCAAGTATTCGCCCCGCTAATCCGTCGGAGAGGAAGAAGGGGTACAGGATCATCTTGACTGCTACTTCTGGAGAGCAGTATGCGCTTCCATATAAGGGGTAATGAATAAACAATGGAATGGAGACAAATCCTTACAGACCTAGCCCTCGTCACCCTCGTATTGGTTGGGGTGGCTGGGTCCTGGACAAAATTCCTAAAACCAATTGTTCTATCAGTTCGTAGAATCAGCGAGGTTATTGATGTTCTAAAAGAAATTGCCGAGGAATATAAACCCGACGACGGTACTTCTTTGAAAGATGTCATCTCGTCCCTGCGAGACAAAACTGAAGAATCTTTTGAGCTTCATAAAAAGAATCTACAACTAAGTAGAGAAACAAAAGTTGTCATAGAAGAGCATATGGCTTCTTCAGAAGAAAGAGACCAACTTTTGAAACAGTCTTCAGAAGAAATATCACTAGCCAAACAAGAAAGAGCAGAAATTCGTATTGCTTTTGATAACCTCCAGCAACAACTAGAGAATGGAATTATTCATGACTGACACAATCAATTCGCTCAAGGCTGCCCTTTGGACTGCCTTGTTCTCATTCTTTGGGCTTTTCGGAACAACATTGGTTGGGTTTTTCCAGCAGGTCTCTGAGTGGGCAAGTAACAGCGGGCAAGACCCCTTCCCTGATGTTTCTGTTTTGGGGTATGCCTTCGTCTCTGCAATTGGATCTGCTGTGATTGGACTGGTCAACTTTGCAATTCGTTATGGTCAGTCCAAGGGATTGATTTTTGGGAAAGATACAGTTCCACAATACAGTGCATCTCTTGGAGAGAATGACGATTTGCTTGACGTATAAGAACCGCCCTGGCTGCCTGTGACCGTGGGTTGGCTGAGGAGCCCGCTGGTCACGAACCCAGGGTGAGAAGGCCGGATGCCCTGGGCTGCGCCGGGCGCAGGGGAGGGGTTGCTGTTTCGTCTCGCCAGCGACCCCTCCCCACCTTTTTGAGCAATATGACCATTTTGTGCTGATACTACGTGTCCGCCTAAGCCCCGTTATCAAGTGCCCCCGCCGGTGGTTACCGGACCGCTAGGTCAAGGCCGTTAAACGGACGCCTAGAGGGCAATGCTGCAAGCCTAAGGGCACCGCCCCCGGGGCCACACCAGCAGTAAAACGGTCATTTGAGGTCATTTGTTATCTAAGTACCTGACTCTCCTGATGAACCGTGGGCTTGTTGAACCCACCCAGCCTGAGGGTCTTCCATCCATTCAATCTCTGCAATGGGGGCGACGTCTCCTTCCCATCCAGAGAAGCCCCATTCTGTTGATGGAATTCCATGCTTCTCAAACTCATCAACCCTGTTCCTGATCGTACAACCCCTGTCAAAATCTGCCTTGAACGTACACCTGTTCTGCAAATAGCACTGAGGCTTGAATGCAGTCCCAGCAATCAATTCAAACTGCCATGAGCCTCCTCCAACTTTTTCCGCCAAATATTGATATTGATCAATGTCTAAAGATGAATAACCACTCCTCTGAGCACTTTCATTGATCAACTGCTCAGGATAAGTTCTAATGACTTCTGCAATCTGCAGAAACACTGACCTCCAATGAAACTGAGCCTGAGTGCAGAGCCTGTTTCCAGCATGTTCAAGAAGGTTTCTCAAATCTGTGCAATAGTGAATTCTTGTCGTCACAGCCGTTGGTAACAAGCCACGAGCATCTTCTGCCGGGACGCCATTGGCGATGAGCGACTTGTATGCCTCTTCAATCTTCTTGAGGGCTGAGTCCCAAGTGTCTGCGAGGTCATTGAAAGAAGAAACATTCTGAGGAACATACTTGAATGAAGGTGGATATGGAACCTCACTTGCCAACTCTTCCTTCACAGCGAATCTCAAAGATTCCTGGGCATATACAGCAGTTCTTTGACGAACCAATTGATGCGTGAACGCTCGGTCAACACCTTCAATCATAAAATGAAGCTTCACGAACTCAAGAGGAGCCTTGAGATGTGTCCTTCCCATCTCTTCCCAATACCGACGACGCTCTTCATCATCAACATCATTCAAACTGTATGTTGGCTTCCCCTCATACATTCTAGAGGCAGCAGCGACGGCCCCGAGAGGGTCCCTCGTCATCCAGAGAAGATGTACCTTTGGAACAATGCTTTTCATAGGCGTTGCCGGAAACATTGCCTTGTCTGCATATCTTTCTACCTCGCTCATGAAGTTCCCTTCACACCAAACATCTGCAATGTTTGAACAATGTTTTCAGGCCAGTCTTTCGACACTCCTTCGTATGAAACAAGATCTCCTTCCGAAGTATAAACGGCACCGTTTTTACCGAATCCCATCACAACATGGCGAGCAAGCGACTCGGCCCGCTGTTGTCTTCTTGAGGGGTCAAGTCCTCGAAGAATTACGAAAACAAGATGAACGTCTTCAGTGTCTCTGTCAACATTCGGAGAATATGGTTCTATTGGCGTAACCCTACGCGCATCGTCTATACCAGGAATAAGATCACCAGCATCACTCATACCCATCAGAGATTCCTACCTTTCTTTTTGTCGTTCCCGACTCAACTTTCTTCTGTCCCTCGTTGACATTCCTCCCCAAATCCCCGTCTCAATTCTATTTTTAAGAGCATATTCTAGACAGAGGTTGGTTACTGGACATCCATCGCAAACCGCAATGGCAACCCGACGGCCAGCATGATCAAGACGCTCTGGGAAAAATAATTCAGGATCTGCCCCCTTACAATTTCCTTCTTTCATCCATGAAGTTTCTTTTACCCCTGGCTGATCTTCACCCACCACTAACCCTTCGACTCTAGGACCCATAACTCATGAACGTAAATTGCTCTTCTTGCCTGGTTTCCTTTCTTAACACCACGAACAAGTACGAGATCTTCTTCTAGTTTGATTGACCATGCTGCATTCCTAAACCTTGGATATTTCCACCTGTCTATCGTAAGGTTTACATAGTCGGTCTCATCTTGGCCAACCATGACCACCCACTCATTCAAGCTGGGTTCTCTGACCGAGTTAGGATCTAGAACTTCTCCGGTTCTTGAGAAGTGAAGTTCAAACAGATCTCTAAGGTTTCTGTGAACAACTTGACCAATCCAAACAACCTCAGTATCCAAACCTTTGCTGTATGGAACTTCTTCGGCCTTATGTGTTGGGTATGGAAGAAGTTGCCCATATCTAAGTTTAATCTTTCCTGTTTTGATAAGCTCTTTGGCATAGCCAATCAGTCGCTCAAGGCGATGAATGCCAAACGGGTCGTCACTCGCAACGAAGTCCTTCATTGTCTGGATTTTCTTCGCACCCACACCCTTGATAATGGAAAGATCATCCCATGACCAGAAGTCTTTACCAGCCTCGTCTCTCACTGAAACAATCTTTGGAGCCATCTTCTCCCCAATGCCAAAGATCTGAGAGAAGCCTCCGAGAATCTTTCCCTCAAAAACCTTCCAACTCACATCACTGGTATTGGGGTTCGGAGGAAGAACTTCTATCCCATGCCTCACAGCATCCTGCAAAAGTTCCAATTGCTTCTTCTCGTCGTATTTCGTAAGTGCAGCAACATAGAACTCGTGTGGATAGTGAACCTTTAGATACATGGTCCAATATGCAATCATCCCATATGAAACACAGTGGGCGGCATTGAACGCATATGACCCAGCGGTGATGCAAGCATTCCAAATAGTACGAGCCTGATCGTATGTCAGTCCATGAGTTTGTGCTCCTGCCCAGAACCGATCCCATTGTCTATTGAACTCTTGCTCACCGATCTTCTTTGAAATGATCTTTCTGATATATGCGGCGTGGGTCCAGTCGAAGTTACCTATCTCACGAACGATTCTCAAAATTTGTTCTTGATACACGATTTGATAATGCGTATCTTTGCAGATTTTGTCAAGCATTTGATGAATTCTTTTTGCTTCTTTCCTTCCACGCTTAACATCAATGTATTCGCTACTGGCACCACTGTGAAGCGGACCAGGACGAGCGAGTGCGTTCGCATCGCAAATCTCTTTGAAATTATCTGGCTGAAGTTCAGCATTTAGATTCCTCATTGCTCGACCATCAAACTGAAAAATACCAACCGTGTCATTCCTGTGAAACGCATCAATTACTTCTGGATCATCCAGAGGAAGAGCATAAAGATCTTCAAGAGTAATTCCAACAGCCTCAATGACCCTACGAATCATTCCCATCGTGTTGAGGCCGAGAACATCTATCTTCATGATATTGAGATGTTCGGCGTCATACTTGTCAGGGCTGATAACATCAACCCAATTTCCAGATTTCTTTGGAACCTCTCGCTTGTATAAAGCAGCGACCTCGGTAATGGGTCCATTCGCAACCACAAGCCCAGCGGCATGGACGCCAAGACCTTTGTATTGACCTTCAAGATCCATTGCTTTTCTAAGTTGTGGATATCGGTCTATGACATCCTTCGCTTGCTCGAAATATTCCACTGTGTCTTCAATAGTTGCACTTGACCGAAGATCTCCAGAAGATCTTTCAATCAAAAGTTCCTTGACTTTCTCAATCTCCCAAACAGGGATCTTATAAACTCTTCCAATGTCGTCAAGAGAGTTCTTTGCCTTATAGGAAGTAAAAGTTCCGATGTTGCCAACCGACTCCAGTCCATATTTCGAAACGAGATATTCACGAACCTCTCTTCGTCTCTCGTCATCAAAGTCGAGGTCGATATCCGGGAGATCCTGTCTAGTAACGTCGATAAATCTTTCGAAGACAAGGTTAGGGAATTCAAGAGGATCAACTTCTGTAATTCTAAGTAAGTAACACACGAGACTTGCAGCAGCCGATCCCCTTGCTGGTCCCACTGGAATACCAGAGTCTTTGGAGAATACAACAAGATCTGCAACCACAAGAAAGTAATCGATGAAGTCTTTGTCTTCGATGATCTTTTGCTCGTATCGAAACCTTCTGGCATATTCATTTCTATTGGTTTTACCGTCGATACCACGATATGCCCATCCCTTTCTCAACCAATCAATCCATACTTCACGAACATTCTTATATCCTGAGGGAAGAGGATACCTAAGACGATCTAGTTTAGGAAGCTCAACCTGGCAACGGTTTGCGATCTGTTGGCTATTGTCAATCGCTTGGAGGGCTGCCAGGCGTGAGAGCCCGGTCGCTCGCAAACGATCATAGACATAGCGATCGCTTGTAGGCGGAGCCAACTTCACGTCATAACTCCACTCTCGAGCCTGGTCTTCAAGAGACTTCCTACCACCACCCCTGACATTATGGAGGATCATTTGCATATCAGACTCTGTAGGAATAGTATAATGAACATCACCCGTAGCCACTAGCGGGATCCCTAGTTCATTACTTAGCCTTTCATATGCCTGATTGATCTCACGGCAGCGATCCAACTCGGGGAAGGACTGAACCTCTAGATAGTAAGAATCACCAAACTCTCTTCGATAGGACCTGGCAACACTTCTTGCCCTCTCATAACTAGCGTCAGAACTGTCGATGTTCTTCCCGCCAACGAGGCTCGTTGCAAGAAGGCTTCCCTGGCAACCTGATAGAATAATGATCCCTTCCTTATGGTCCAAGAGCATAGGTCCTGAGACAGTTGGCTCATAGTAAAATCCTTCAGCCCAACTCTTGGACACCATCCTAAGCAAATTTCTATATCCCTCTAAGTTTTCTGAAAGAACAGTTAGGTGATTCTTTCTTTGACTTCTATTATTTTCTGATACAGAACCAGTGTAAAGTTCACACCCAAAAATAGGATGAATCCCTGATTTGGTTGCTGCCTGCTCAAGTTTGACATGACTAGAAACATTTCCATGCTCAGTCATGGCCAAACTACTCATGCCGATCTTCTCTGCTCTTGCTACGTGAGCCTCTGGAAGACCGAATCCATCAAGGAATGAAAAAGTGCTGTGATGATGCAAACTCGCATACCTCATTTCCTTTGTTCTTGATTTTACAAGAGAAGGACCTCGTGATTTGTCCTCCCCAGGAACAAAGGAGTGATGTTCGTCTACTCTTTTGAATGACCCATGGGATTTAACAGAGGTCATCTCTTTCCTTTTCCATATAACAGAGCAACTTTCCTGGCAGTAGTTAGTTCTAGGTCTTTGTTAACCTTGGAAATTCTTTTTCTTCGGTCCTCCAGCGTTGGAACCATCAGCCATACAAGCCCTAGAATTACTCCTATCATTCTCATGTCTCAACATCTTCCTCCCCATGGAGAGTTCCCATGTAGTTGATACAAGTACCAAGCCATCATATCTTGCCAGAAAACAGAAACAGTAATGGGGTCAACACCTTCAAGCCAATACCATCCAGAATGCCTAGCAACATTGTCCCATGTATTCTGATGGAACTGGTATGCTCCACGATATGTTCCAGACGAAGAAACTGCCAAATACCCACCCGCAGTATCAGACTCGTGTGCTCGTGTGCATACCAGGAATGTCTGGTGATGAAGTTCATATGCTAGTCTTAGAAAGTTTCTCTGAAGTTCTTGAAGTTCTTCATTTGCTTCCAATACGTTTTGAGAAACTTCTTCTGCTTGCTCTCTTGTTATTTCATAATCAAAAATCATCAAAACTTGTTTTGGGGTGCAAGCCACAAATACTAAAGAACAAATAGTCATGAGTAAAACTTTACGAAACAAAACTTCCTCCAGTTTCAGCCGACTGGTCGCTATCTCCTATAGTCCGAGAGGGTCAGGAATATTTCCAACACTTTCGATCATCATGAAAAAGTTTGGGTCTGGTTGCTCAACTCCAATATGAGGAATTTTATGATTTTCCCAATGATCCTTGATCAACATGCAAACTACAAGCCCAGATGATTTGTCAGGTCTCTTCGTAATGGTTTGCGCTGCACATGCCTCATGTAGAGGACTTCTTTTCATCATACGAATTTTTGTCCCATATGTGCTATGAATTGAATACTCCTCTTTGTCAAAGAACTTCCATTGGTCTCGAAGGCCATGCATATCTTCAATCTCATGAAGCCAAGGAGTTTCCATTATTCTCCTATCTCATTGTCATGATCAACATTCCTCATAAACATCACTGCATAGTTGATCAGGTCAATAGCATCATCAAGGTCTTTGAAAGAATGACTACCTGAAGGTTCAGGAATCTCTTTTCCTCTCCAAAATCTCTCTATAAGCCTGAACGACTTGTGACGTAAGTGAAAAATACTTCCTAGCCATCCGTCTTTGACCCATAGGTCATTGTATTTCTTATTCTTCTCAGAATATTCTTTCAATGCAGCCAAAAGATATACTGCATGTTCTAGATTTGTCTGAGTTTTTTCAATCCCCAAGGTTTCAAGAAGCGGACGAAGACTGGGGTCGTCCCAGATGAATCTCAACGTCTCATTCGGAGATTCTATGCTATGTGTGCTGTCTTCTAAACTCATTGATCCTCTCCAAGATAACCTTCTGTGCCCAATACAATGAATTAACCACGCGGGGTGCATGGACCACCGTAGTCTCTGTGCTCAAATCATGACCAAGCCTCCAGAAACAGTTGTGAGGGCGAGCAATGACAACAGGAATGTTATTCCCAAACACCACACATGCTTTGATGATTTGATCGGGCAAATCATCAAGAACAGCAACAACCCTTTCATTTCCAACAATAGAACCAAGAACTTCATATTTCTCTTCGTCGTAGAGAAGATGATGATACGGAATTTTATTCCTTGATAGCCACTCTCTAGTGTCGGGGTCTACAGAATCAAGTCGCATATATGGTCTGGTCGTAGTAATCCAAACCTCAGCACCGTCTCTGAAACAACTTTGGACAAA